GTTACAAATTCCGCTACTGCAATATCTGTCGTTGAGATGGTGTTGGTAACAATTGAGGTCTGGGTGCCACTATTTGGAAGAAGAATCAAACTTCCTTGAGGAGCAGTAAATGGGACAGTTTGAGTAACGCTTGCGCTGTCCAAGTAGAAAACGGTTCCTGACGAAATGCCGTTGATTCCCTGAGGACCAGTTGGACCAGTTGGACCGGTTGGACCTGTAGGACCTACAGCCTGTGTATTTTCCCAGAGGCTTGTCGTTGAGTTATATACAAGCGCATCACCATCTGTAAGCGTTCCAGCGTTGATTGCAACATTATGCAGTTCGTCAAGTTCGTAGCCATTCTGTGTGGCCACGTAAACAATTCCATTGTTGGTTGCTCGAACTACTACGCCAATAAAAACCAAATGTTCTGGTGCTGATGGCTTAGTTGTAGTGAACGCACCATTTTCGCCAAGCCACAGAACATCCCCCTCGGAGTAACCAGTGGATAGGTCAATACCATCAACATAACCGCGAGTAATAACCGGTCCATTTTCGGACGCTAGGATGTTTGCCCCAACGAGGCCAATGGTTTTGGAAGATGTGGTGTCAGAATCATTATCTGCACGCTTAACTGATGCATGGTCACCAGTTGCTCCAAATAAATAAACAACAGTTCCGGTGGTTAGGGTTGTGGCTTCGGCATTACGAACATAGGTAACTACTGATGAATACCCATTAACCCAGTTGGTGCCGTTATACGCAAGCGTCTGAAACTCTGCTGGGTCAGTAATAACAACATCTGTAAGGTCGTCAAGTTCGGCAACAACGCTTGCTGCAGATGGTGCGAATTTCGTTCCATTGAACTGAAGCACCTGACCGGACGCTGCCCCAGTCGTATCAACCTCAATACCGTCAATAAAAAGCGTAGGTGCCTTGAAGGTGTCATCCGTTTTAAGGACATTTGCAGCGTCGCGATAAAGGTTCGTGTCGGCGGAAACCGAACCGTCACCCCAAGAGATATTTCCGCCAGCGTCAATAGTGAGGCGAGGCTGGGCGTCGTCTTTGACGCCAATATCAACGGCAGAGTCGGCTGCGGTTGCGAAGAACCGTGCCTTAATAAGTGAGAATATTTTGAAAGCCATTGAGCCTCAACTCGTTGGTTTTGTTTCCAGCCCCTCAAGGCTGGATATTAGCCAGTAATTACTACTCGGTAGGAGTTACTGGAGGGGGCTGATGAGAAAGTGACTGTTACCGTGTTTGTCGTAGTCCGGAGCGTGTCGGCAATGACGGTGTCGTAGGTCGCGGCATCGTAGACCTGAACGGTGACATCACGGGTTCCAAAATTATGCGTAATTACATAACTGGTATTAGAACCATCGCCAATAGTCTTAGAGGCAACGCGAGCAAGGACCGGAGTTCCTGTATCAAAACCTGCGGTTGTATCAGCAAGATTTGTACGGGCGTTGGCAGCCGTAGAAGCACCAGTACCACCATCGGCAACAGCGACATCGGTGCCGTTCCAAGTGCCGGTGGTAATCGTACCAAGGGTTGTAATGCTTGACTGTCCAACATATGTTGAAGCGATGTCAATACTGTCGGCATTGACTGTGATGCGGTCGGCTGTGCCAACAGCGTCAATGGTGTTTCCGCTCTTGGTGAGACCATTACCGGCAATGCTCTGACCAGCGGCTGAGAACTGGACGAAACTGAGGTTCGTCGTTCCAAGAACGATGGCTCCGTCAGTTGTGAGAACCCAGCCTGAGTCCGCCCACGCAGTTCCCTGCTCAACGAAGACGAAAGTGCCAGGAGTAAGTTCCGTGGCCGTATCGGCATCCGTAGCACGGGTTAGCACCCATGGGTTTCCAGCATCGCCAACCGCTGTAACGGTGTAAATACCATTGTAGGGGGCATTCGCCGATGTCTCGTTCTTGACGAGGATTCGGATTCCAACATCTGCTGGGTCGGACAGCGTGGCGCTATCAATCGTCAGACCACCATTAGCACTGGCAGTAAGAACGCCAGAACTGTGTGTAAAGGTGGGTAGGGCGGCATTTGTAGCCAACCGAACAGATTGCTTGACGTCAAGACCGGACCGAGCGGCGTCAACATACGCCTTGTTGGCGGCATCTAGGTCAGCAGATGGGGCAGTGACCTGAAGTCGACCGCTAGCATCACGCTTAGCAAGGGTGCTATTGGTATTTGACGAGGTTGCGGCATTAAGGTCACTATAGAAAGTTGACGAAAGAAGACCAGCGTTCGAGCCATCAGCCAAATTCGGCGTAATCGTGATTGCGCCACCAGATTCCCCAATCGTCAGGGCGGAAGCGTAAGTCCCCGACGACGCGACGCTCTTGACCAGCACCTTCCAAGCCGTGCCGTCATAAAACTTGATGCAATCAAGGTCGGTACGGTAGATAAGCCGACCCTCAAAGAGGTTCGATTCAGGGTCAGCGCCAACTGCCTCAAAACGACCGTTGAGGAGTTGATTATTATTTAGGTCAAGATTTGTTACAAACTTTGTTGCCATCTTTGCCTATTCCTTAGGTCAAATACGCATAGCCTGAAAAAGGTGCAGTGAACTCCACTACAACTTGAGACGTGCTTACATATGATACTTCACCGATAACTACGGTAGATGCAGAATCAACGACCATTACAGATGGGTAGCCACCAAGCGTATGATTAATTGTCCAAGTTGACGAGGGACTTCCTTGGGTATGGACATGACGGAGAGTCTGTCCGGGGATATAGAAAGGCGTGGGGGGCCAGCCTGACTCGGTCTTTGGACCCCAGAACTCGTTCGTGTCAAGGTCAATGTAATAATCGCCGACACGTCCAATGCCTGCTGTCGGAGCGCCACTACCCGAGATAAATCCGTAGCCTCGCTGACCCTGAGCGCCAACCATTGAGACAAAGACATCTGTCGTCGCCTCGTCAACGGTAACTAGGTTTCGAAGTTGGTCGGGGGCATTTTCAATGTTTACTTGCGTTACTTCTTGGACGACTGAAACATTGATATTCGGCTCGGTCACCGCGTAACCTCCGGTTCAAGCCGGATTCTGCCCTTGAGGACGCGGAACACGCGTCCCTCGTCATCAATCACCTCAAGGTCATAAACGCCCTCGGTTTCAATACCCTCTGTATCTTCGGAAAGAATGAGGAGGGTAACTTCTCCAGAATCGCCACCAAGGCTAATTCGTCCATTTTCGGTAGTGAGTTCAATGACGACTGTTTCAGAGTCAATTTCAGACCTAATTTGCATTCGAGCGGTGTAGTCAGTCAAGTCATAGGCAGAGCCATCAGGGTTAGTAATAGTTACCAAGCGTTCAAAATGCGCACCTTGGTCTATGGTGAAATTATAGTTACCGGCGAGCACCGCTACCTCCAATGACATTTACCAGATTAAGTGTACTCTTCAGCGCGTTTACACAGGGCTTACAGAAGCAAACGGAGCGGTCAGGAGGAAACCGCTCCGTCTGCTCTCCTTGTCGGGAGGAACTCAGCGCTTTTTGGGCTTAACAGTCTTTGCGTCAAAAATGCTTGCGATTTCGGGGTCGCCAATCTTCGTTGAAAGCCAAGCAAAGACAGCAGAAAGAATTGGCAGGCTTAGGGAGATGACTTGCTCGTCCAGCCCAGCCTTCCAGCCGAGGTACACCAGAAGTCCAAGCAGGCTTCCTTTAAGAGTCTGGTCACTGACCTGCATGCCCTTCATTGGTTATCCTCCGGTTCATCATCGTCAAAATCAGAAACGAACTCACCGAGTTCACGAGTCATCATGATTTCCTTGGCGCAATCAAGCATTCCTGTGCCAAGCCACGTAGTCATGCCTTCTGATGTGCCCATGTGAAGGTCACGTGAGTCGTTGTCAACAATTTCAGCGATAATTATCCAATTGGTAATCATCTGCTGGGGAAAGGCTTCGGCTATCAGACCTTCAAGGTCGCGCTCGTCACCCGGTTTTGACATGCTTTAATTCTACCACTATGTGGTTTACTCAGAGACTTGCTACACATTCATGAGTAATTGTGAAACCAAGTGGGCGACAGGGCTGAACTGCGCGATAAATATTCTCGCTCTGAGCGCCAGTTACTCCACCAATTGTTTCCGAAGTTAGTGTCTGAATAGTAATAAGCCACGGATTACTGAATGGGTCGGTGACATAATTAATTGTTTTAGTGCCCGTAAGGCTAGGAGTAATAGCGTCAAGGATTGCTTGTTTTGAACCAGCATTCAATCCTGTTCGTGCGGTTGTAATAAGGTCACGGCGACCGGGGATGAAGTTGGCATCAGAAGTATCGTAAGCCTCAATCTCAATCCACTCTTCGTCGACATAAGTAATAGTTCCAGACGATTCTGATGCAGATGCCTCATCGTCGTCCCATGTCAATGTGTTTGTTCCTGTATTCACAGACACCAAAATGTATTGACCATTGAATGCGGTAGTCCCAGTAACCGTTATTGTTTGACCGGCGCTTACCTCAGTTGGCGATGCCGATACAACTGCTGTTGTAGTTCCACTTGACCGACTAATACTGGTAATTGTGTAACTGACATCGGCAGTATCATCAACTTCAAGCATGATGTCCTGCCAGTTAGTGGGCAAGTTTTTCCATGGAGTCGTGCCGCTTGGAGTCGTCTCAAGACGGACACCAACAAACTGAGCGAGCCACGGAAGATAATCTGGTTCGGCTACTTCTGGATTTACAAGAGTACTTTTTGTTGTATCGTCATTTGCATCATAGCCATCTTCAATATCAACATACCGAAAATTTAGCGACTGCTGAAATGCGTTGTCAGCGTAGGCAAGCCCAACATCCATAAGACGCGCTAGCGGGAACGAAGGCGCCGTTTGCTCAGCATCTATTTCTGGCAGAATCGGTGGCATGTAGACAAGACATTCACGAACGAAGTCATTATCTGTAAAGCCAAAGGTATTCGTCAATACTGGGTGCGCCATATGAAAGTGGTCCAGACCGCCGTAGGTCCGGATTTCAATGGTTGAAGTAAAATACAACGATGTCGTCTGAGAAATAACGCGGATTTCCGGACCCCTAACGAGTTGCCACTTCAAACCGGGCATTTTGAACCATGCTGATGTCTCGGAGTTACCGAGGTCATCTTCGATGGTGATGCGTACCTCAAGATTTGAGGGTGCGTAGAAGAACGCAAAAAATGTCAGCGCATCAGTTGCGTAAGTCTGGGTTATCTCTTTTGCTTCATGCGTCAAACTGATAGTCGCATATGTCGCCGGTGGAGTGGGCGCAGACAATGGAGCGATTCTCAGGACGTTATAAGAATCCTTGAAGCGGAACAGTTTTTCCGCAGCAACACTCGCGCCAGTTGAAGACCATGAGCCATAGGTTTCAACAAACTGCCACTCATCGTCGGCAAGGAACTGAGCATAATTTCCTGTCAGAAGGGTATTTGCCTCGGTGCTTGTGCTCATTAGACGCTCGTTACGGTGACTGAGGCGCTAGGAAGCGTTCCCTTGAAGTTGAAGTTCACGTCGCCATTGCCATCAACAGTTGCTACAACTGTATTTGATGAGGTAAGCGTGAGACCGTCTACATATTCAACGCCCTCAATTTGTGAGACTTGTGAAATAAGGGCATTTTTTCGAATCATTGTCGTGAATGGATACTCTGATGCGCTTAGATAGTTTGTCAGATAGTCGTCAACTGCTGTTCGAACATCAAGGTCTGCATAACCAGCACGAACGGCGATTTGAACATCAACTGTTACTGGGGCGTCGACAATGTCCGCAATATAAACAGTTAGTCCGGCAATTGTCCGGTCTCGAATGTCGTCAGCAATAGTTGCCTTATCTTCAGCCGAAAGACTTGCTCCTGTTGAACTTGAAAGAAATACTGTTACACAGCCCTGTGCATCGGGTTCGGTATAACTCAATTGCTCAAGGAACTCAACCTTTGGTGAGTATGTTGGGTATGTGATGGTAGATGTTTCGGTTGAACCGACAGTTCTGCTATAGGCAAGGTATGGAGCAGCGCTTGAGCGGTTAGTAATACCGCTTACTGACTTGCTACCCTCATACGCAGTTGGCTTGGAGGTGTCAAAGACACGGATAGCCGCTACGGTACTTGCCGATGCGGAGAATGGCGTATTGTCACGAGCGACGAACACCTCTTCAGCGCCAGTTTCCGTGTAATTGAATGTCGTGAAATAATCGGTACCACCCGTAGTTGTCGGCACGCACGAGGCATTCAGGAGTGATGTGCCACCATCCCAAGCAAGGTTCGTAATGAGGAACTGCTGGAGTTTTGTGAGGTCATAAGTCGCCACTCGGTATGCGTCGGCATAGGTAGTCAACAAATAATCAGTAACTTGCGATGCCGTAGCAAGCGTCCTGCTGAGACTTCCGAGATATGTTGATGCTCGTCGGAAAAAATCCTCGTCAGTTTCGGATTCCGTTCCCTGCGTGAATGAGCCATCAAATGTCGCTGTAAAGAGAGTGGCAATCGGTGTAAGAATATTCATTGATGCGCCGTCTGAGATGACTGGCTTAATTCCTGCCTCAATAGCCGCAACTTGAACGGGGTCAGAGGTTGACTCTCCTTCGGCAATTACAACTGTCTCTGTCGTTTCATAGACATGGACAACGATGCCCTCGTCGGTTGCTTCGCTAAAACTCACCTGAGTCCCCGAGGGGATTGTTAGACCAGCGGTATCAATTGTTGTAAAGACTACACTTCCAGAAGCAAAGGTTGCTTCATCTCGGAAGAATCCCATAAGACGAAGCAGCCCCTCCATCAGTCCATTGGGAAGACGATTAACTGCACCATTTACAAGACCAGAAACGTATGACATTGCTTCGAGCATGGCATCTTCAACCGTGCCGACTCGTGGGTCAAATTCCGGCAGAGCCACAAGGGCGTAGTCACGAGCGAGCGTATAGACGTCGACCGGCTGTAGGTCATTGATAGTCAGGTCAATATATTCCGAGAAATCCGGAGACGTCATTTTAAGTCCTTTGGCTGAAGGCTATGTCTATTCTAGACTCTCCGTTGTCCTCAATGGTAATCTCAGCGTTTTCAACAATTATTTCTGGGATAAATCCACCAACACTGAGAGCAAGGTCGCGAATCAGCGATTCAGAAAATGTGGGGTCGGTGACGCCGTACTGAGGGTTGAGCGGAAGGTCCGCTGGCTGAATTTGAACAACAAGAGCCAACAGGTGCGAATAATACTCGTCTGTTCCGTCAATGAACTTCTCAACCCCGCCATTGGCAAAGCGAATCGGAAATTTGAAGGTGTCCACGCCTCTATTTTGCCACTATTTGCCGAGTTACAGGACTCGTCCAAGAACGACAATTTCTGACCGTTCATTATTAAGAAAGGCGCAGATAACACGGTCGCCAACATTCGGTACTGTATTAGTTACCGTCACCGAGGTCAGATATCCGCTAGATGAAGTCGTTGTAACCGATGCTCGGTTGGCAACAACGAGGCATGGTCCGAACGCAAAGCCAGGACTGACGAGAGGTAGTTCTACGAATACCTGAGTGCCGGAAACCTGCCTGACGATACCCAGATATAGTCCGCCTGGCTCAAGTGGCGTACCAGCGGTTTTTGAGGGAACTGTGACGTTTTCGCTCATCGCTTCCTAATCGTGTAGGGCGCTGAAAGTTTAATAGAAGAGAAACCGCCCCCAGAGATATACGGCCACGACGCGTAAAGAGCATTATATTTGAACTGAGAAGCGGGGTCTCTATAAATACTATAATAGGTATTCATCTTTTTGGCTTTATTGGCAATGTCAGGAATATTATAGATTTGCAGCGCATTAGCGATAATGTCCTGATTAATCCTCGAATAACGAGGACCGTCAATGTCAGAGGGGGCATCCCGCCTCAATGCCTGTCCAATGGCAACGATTGCCTCAACTGGAAGGTTCACCTTAGGCAGAGAACTAGGTGGCGTTTCTTGTTTTGGAATGGGGATTGAGCCTGAACTCAATTGGTCGGCACTTGTTTTCGTTGTCGACTTAACGCCCGGTGTAGTTGACGAATAATCAGCGCCAGTCTTTGACGACTGAGAGGTTTTGGTCGGCACTGGAGTAGACGTCTGGGCGCCAAACCGTTTGATGAAATTCGCTTCTTCTCGGGCTGACTCTGAGGTTGTCAACCCACCAGACACTCCAAATCGCGTTGATGGTATGCCGAGAACATATGAGAATACGATATCTCTTGTCAATTTTGCATAGCCGGTAATGCGGGTATCCTTATTAATAGAAGCAATGACCTGCTCGGCTGTTCTTCGATTAAGGAGTCCTAAAATTGCCTCGTAGACAACGCGCTTGATTTTCTCGCCTGGACCCCTAAACCGCTGACGACGCAAGACTTCTTCAGCATACTTCATTGCTGCTGTTGGGCTAAGAGCAACAGGAATTTTGATGTTCGGCACGCCCGGTGGCGGGTTCGTCGATGTGCTCGGCTGGGTATTTGCTCCCGGTGTCTGCTTTGTTCCGTTTGTTGAAATCTTTTCCTTCGTTGGGTCAACGGGGACACGGAACTGAACTTGTACGGGTTCTGCACTACCTTCTCGAAACGAGACATCCGTGATGATGTAAAACGCTTCAAAATCTGGAATACCGGCGAGATAGATGGTCTGACCGGGACGTAGTTTGATTCCGTTCGCTCTATCTACAAGGATTGACCCTTCGGCGGCTTTGATATCGTCGTCTGACCGCCGAACACGAGGCTGGTCCAGAAGGACATACTTATCCTTGGCGCTAGGAAATAGGTCGGTATTCGGTTCTGGATAGACAAACGGGATGAACTTAAAGTCTCCATAGGCAAAGTTAGGGTCACCCCATTTACCCAAAAGAAACTTCTCTGAACAAAAGAACAGCGTTCCCTCTGTTTCGAAGCAAATGAACTTCTGCTCTCCAGCAAGACTCTGAAGCACGGTCCATACAGAGTCATCAGAATCCTTGCCCTTACCCTTGACGATAGACTGCTTCTTAGTTGTCCGTTCACCGACGAAGTTAAGCGCAAATCTCTTTGCCATTGCCTGAGCAAAGTCATATCCGGTCATCCCACGATATGCCTCTGGCTTTTTATCTCGCTTCATTAACTGAACTGCTTTTGACCGACATTCAAGCGAATACAGGGGGTGAATAGACTCGCCGCGCGATGTTTCAACCGCAGCGATTTCAAACCACATATCCCTATAGAAAATATCTCTACGAATCTGGAAGTAGTTTGCCTTAGCGAATGCAAAGTTTGGGTCAACAACGCTTACTGCTACTTGTGATGAACCGCTGAGCGTCAGTGACACGCTCATTTCTGTAATGGATTGCGTTATGTCACGAGACGCAAGAGTTCCAAGGTCACCCAGTTTAAAGAGCGCCTCATTTATATCGTCAAAATAAGCCATGGCTATGTTCGCGTATCAGTAATGATAATTTGACGTACTTGCGAGATAGTCAAGTAGTCCTCTTCTTTATTCCCAGATGATTTCTTAGGCGTAACGGGCAATGCCTCGCTATAAGTAATCACTGGTAGTTCAGCAATTTTGGCAACAGGATTCATGTTCTCAACAAGTGTAAGATTAGCCTCAGCAACTGTTACCTGATTATCCGCATTACGCCGTATTGAAGCAAAGTTCAGGTCAATGATTGACCACATGAGACGTGGACTGGAGGAGTCAGTCGCTGACCCAAGTTGGTTGCTTACCTGCTTATCCATATTCGTGAAATAAACAGGGAGAGCGCTATTCGCCATTTTGAATAGGAACTCCATATCGTCATCAATTGCGGTGAATAGACCGTCCTGCGGTACAGCAAGCGTAATTTTTAGAGCAATCTGGCGAGCCTTAAATCGGTTGAAGGCAATAATTGGCGTCTTGCCGGGACGCTGAATTTCACTCAGTTCTGGTCCAATATTTGAGTACTGAAGTTGTTGGGGTGTAAACGGGAAATAAAATGACATTTGCTGTTGCGTAGCATCTGCCGTTTTGATGGTATGCATGCCCGCTTGGGCAGGAGCCTTAATAGGCGAGGTATTGGCTGAACGAGCGGCTAGTCGTGTTGCAGTGCCCGAGCGATTACGAGTCCTCGGTTTAACAACAATCTTACGCAGGTCACTAATAAGACCGCTTGGCTTAGTTGAACCACCGCTTTTCTTCTGCTTCTTTTTCTTTTCTGCGCGTTCCTTAGCGGGAGTCTTCTTTCCCATGGCTTACCTCCGCTCCGACCAAGATGCCTGAGCCGCTTCAATGCGAGCCATCACCTCGTTTGCTAGCGCCTGAACATCCATACCCTGTGAAGCATTGACAGTTACGTTGATGCTGTTGTTATTTGTTGTTGCCGTCGGCGTAGAGATTGTTCCACCCATATAGGGCGTTGCCGTATCTCCAATTGCACTATCCATGCCGGGTACAACATGGAGGTGACGCTGAGCGCCCGTTCCATGGAACTCGGCGTAACCGCCGCCAGCACGAACGCCCACCTGATACAGACCGAGGTTCTGCCCAACGAGGTCGTATGCCCGACCCGCAGCATGGTCAGAGTTCATGGAGCCGAGGTTGAAGCCTCGAACACCAGAGGTGATACTACGACGCCCAGCAATACCGCCATTAATTCGGTTGTGGACATTCATCATATTGACGAAGTTTCGGCGGGGGGTTGATGTGTCACCCTTGTCGTCAAAAAATCCGACGGCACTAGCAAACTTGTCAACGGCTACTGCAAATACGTCGTTTACTGCGGTCTTGAACCCCGTTGCAGCGTCAGACATGGTTTTGCTTGTCGTCTGCTGAAGATTCAATTTATCCCCAAGGGGACCAAGAACATTAGTGAGTTGGTCACCAACTATCTTATTAAAATCTGCCCCTGCGCCCACATAACCACCGGGCATTGTGAGGAATCCTCCCTGAGACGTCTGTTGGAGGATTTGACCAAACTTAGTTGGGTCATTCTGTGCCATTTTAATAAGTTCAGCAGTCAAACTTTCCTTGCTCATGCCGATATCAAGGTTCAGTTTTGCTGCTTCAGCAATGATATTTTCGGCAGTTAATCCGGCTGCGCCAGCGCCAAGTTGTCCCATGGCGCCACCAAACATTGCGGCTCCGCCTCCACCAAAGAAGACATCTGCTAGTCCGTAAAGGTCGCCCTTTTTCCCTCCCTGCATGACCGAGAACTGCCCACCGGGACGCGCGGCTGTCCCATATTCACGTTGCATATTGAGGTAAGCCTGAATCGGGTCGCCACCAGCCATTAGGAGACTTTGCTGAAAAATATCCTCAAAGAATGCAGCGCGGTCTTCGTCCGTTACGGTGTTAGCACGTCCCTTCTCTCCAAATGCGCGCCCAGCGGCAGCGTAGATATCCGGTGCTTGAACGAGTTCAAGAGTCTGGCGAATACTGGATGTAGCCGACGCATAAATATCCGTCATTGCGTACTTGAAATCATCGCCAAAGCGGGCGGTAGCAATACCTGTCGCAGCAAGAATGTCTGACAGCGTTAGCATGCTATTTCCGAGGTCAACCTCGGCTGTATTTGCTAGATTTTGAACCTCTTCAGTAGTGAGACCAGAAATTCGTTCCAAATCTTTGAATCTAGATATCATTAATGTTGTGGAATCAATGACATTCTTATTTTGTTCGTAAAACTTCTTATTTGCCTCTTTAAGTGCAGTCCCTGACTTCACTTGGTCATTAGCCATATTTCTGGCTTCTTTGCCAAAGTCATTCAGAAGTTGACGCGCCGAATCAACATCATTATTAGCAAGCGCCTCTTCCATTACGCCTACATAGTTATCAACAAATTGTCCAGCAGCCTTTTTTGCTTGCTTTTTAAACTTCCCATCCTGCATCCATCCTGCGACTCCGCCAATAAGCGCACCAGCAATCGCGCCAATAATGACTGAAGTGCCTAGTGTCGGAGCAGCAAGAAGTGCGCCCACGCCCGCTCCTGTTGCCGCGCCAACGGCTGCGCCCGTAGCACCGGCAGCGCCAACAGTTGCTGCCCTGTTGCCTCCAGTTGCACGGTATGTAGCACTTCCAACCATGTTTCCTGCTGTGTATGCGCCAACGGCACCAGCCGTCGCAAGGGCAGCCGGTCCGGCATATGCGCCGAGCATGGGTATTCCTCCAGCACCGCCAATCGCCTTTGTTGCCCCATACCCAATAATTGCGCCGGTAGCAATATCGCCACCAGTCTCAACCACTGAGCCACGATTATTCGTTAGAGCCTGAGTGCCAAGAGCGCCTATTGCTGTCAATCCGAGAGGACTGGTCGCTACCCCGTACATCTTTTTCATGCCGGGTCCGATGAACGACCCTCCCTTCGCCATTCGTCCCATTCCGCCCATCAGTAGCGGTAAACCCATGTATCCAGCAAGACCGCCCAAAGGTCCCAATTTGCTTAGACCACTAATGATTCCGCTGACGATGTTTAGAACCAGAGTAAGGGCATCGGCAATTTTTGTAATAGCCGGAAGGGCAGCGAAGAAAGCGTCCCTAAATGCGCGTGACAACTCAAAAATAGCGTCTATGAGCCGAACAATTGAATCGCCCCACTTATCAAGGTTGCCTTCATTTTTTTGTACTTGAACAGCAAACTGCTCAAAGTTTTTCTTCAGCCCGCCCCCAATAGCCTTGAGAATTTTCCCGAAAAACCGATTAATTATCTTGCTTGATTCACTGAGTCCACGGAGATAGGCATTAAACCGCTCAAATCCAGAAACAAGCCCATCCCAGAATCCCTTTAACTTTCCGAAGAAATTCTGTGTTGCTGGGACATACTCCCTCATCAACTTCACGAGGAATTGCGCTATTTTGTCAATTCCGTTAACTACTTTCCCCAATAGTCCACCATTAGCAAAGTCAGATAGTAATGGCGAGATTTGCGTGAATGTGCGTATAACTATCGTGCGTATTTTTTCAAAAGCAACTTGAACTGGCGTAATGAATCGTGCACCAAGGTCTGATGCTTCTGTCTGCATTTGTTGCATGAACGCTTTAAATTGCCCAATCAGCGTTCCTTGCATAGCGGCAAATGTTCCGCCTATCCCCGCCTTCTTAGCCATATCACCACCAGAAAATGCTTTAAGCACTTCTTGAGCAGATGCTTTTCCACCCCGTGACACCTCTTTAAAAGCCTTTTCAAACTCAGGACCTAGTTGCTTCGCGGCTTCAGCGACCCCTGCGCCTCCGACACCTCCTTTCTGAATCAGAGAAACAAGGGTTGCTACAGAAGTAACACCTTTTTCAATGTCACCAGTGGCTGCTGCAAAGTCCATCAATCCAGCAATCGCGCTGGTTGTACCACCGGTCACCCGTGCATTCTTCGATGCTGCTGCAAACGCTGAATTTAGACTCTTCATACTGAGTCCGGCTAGACGGGCATCAGCGGACATCGTGCGTAGGGCAATAGCCGCCCCCTGAAATCCTCCATAGCGACCCGCCTGCTGGGCAGCGATATATTGCTTCTGCGCAGCAGCAACCGTTGCTAGCGCAATACCAGCGACTGCTGCGGCTTTCGCCAGGCCCGACATGACTACTTGGTATGACTTAACTAAGAATCGTCCGGTTGCCAGCAAGCCATTAACCGACGACAGGGCAACGGCTAGCGCAGCAGTTTCAATTGCAGAACCAATCATCGCGAACTTGAGACCAGTTTTAAGAATCTTGGAGAGCGCTCCTGCCTCTCTGCCAGTTTTCTTTAATTTGCTGGAGGTGCTATCCGACTCTCTGCCGAGGCGTTTTTGGCTCTCAGAGGTCTTATCAATATCACCGCTTAATCCATTAAATGTGTCATCACATTTGCTTGCCTGAGCGCAGAGGGCAGCAAGTTTGCGCTGGACGCGGTCAATCGCAGAGGTATCGGCTTTGACATCTATTTTAATTACGACGCGTTCGTCAGCCATGTCAAGCCTCTGCTAGATGGACAAGAGCGTTATTTTTGCTGTGCTTTCATTTTACGCTCTTGTTCGGCGCGGTCAGCCTCAATAATCTTTGCGCACGCGTATCTGATTAACCATTCTTCTTCAGAACAGTCAAGTAATTTGATGGGGTCAGTTCCCCATAGTTCGCCCAGACGGGCGGCTGTCTGGATGCGTCCGTCGGACTGAAGTTCTTCTAGGACGCCTTCGTAGGGTCCACGGTTTCAACCGTGTCCGAGTATCCAGCGGCTTCAAGAACAGCAAGCGCAGCGCTTTCCACATGCGGGTCAATGCCGAAGAAAGCGCGCACACAGTCAGGAATCGGGCGAGTCGTGTCAGTCATCTGAAGGATTGCATCAGAGGCAAAAGTCAAGCCAATTCCATCCTCATTGACCACCTGTTCGTTATTAACGAAGATTCCGGTGCATGTATGCCCAATAACGGCACAGGCGAACTTGGTGGCATCTAGACCGTTCTTGGTGTCTTCTCCGGCATTCTTTCGCCATGCACGCAACTGATGCTGGGTGATATTGGGAGAAACCTGAATTGTCACACCCGGACGCTCGGGGATTTCAATAAAAACAGGCTCGCGCTCAACCTTCTTGGAAAGCACGGCTTTCAACTGGTCAAGCACCGAGGGGGCTTTTTCGTCCTTGATGCCTGCCTTCTTGGGGGCAGGTTCAGACGGGGTTTCAAACATGGAGTCGCTCATGAACGGCACGCTAGCATGACAATAGGGGCACCTAGCGGTACCCCTATAGCCAATTTCTTAAGTTGTTTGAGGTATTACTTAACGGACTGAATGCTGAAGGTAAGCGAGTAGGTTGCCGGAGCACCAGAAGCCGCGTCACCTTCCGGCTCAGTCACACCGACAAGGAGAGCCTTGGCGTAGGTGCGCTGGAGTTCCGGAACAGCCACATTGCAGTTCAACTCATCGACCTGAATGTCGTAGTACGCACGACCGACCATCTGACGAATCGCTCCAAGGAACGAGGCATCAATATCGGGGGCGTAGTGACGGGTCAGGGTGATGTCGCCGATTTCAGCAGGAGCGCAGAGAACCTCGGGGAACAACTTTCCACCGATGTAAATCTTTTCCACCGAAGCGGTGATTTCGCCACCAGTCACCTGAGCAAAGTACGCCAGACCCATGTCGGTTCCCACCGTCGGGGGCGTCTCAGCATTGCCCTCAGCCGAAGGCTTGATGGAGGCGACAATCTGACGCTGTGCAATTTTACCGGTCATTACTACTCCTTATCAGACGACTGATGCGGTGAGATTCGACTTGGTGACATCGACCTGAATCTGGTCACCAATTGCGGACACTCGCACGCCGACCTTGGCCTTCACGAGACCTCCAGCCAACTGCGAGACGGGGTTGATGGCGTCGTTCACGACAACGGAGTAGCCGTAGTCAATCCGCTTGCCATTGGCATCAAACGCTTCGTACAGACCGCCAGCGATTCGCACCGGCTCCAGCATCGCAATGAGGCGACCCTTGACCTGCGTGAAGAGGGCGTTGCGTCCGTCAATCGGCGAGAAGACGAGGTCTTCCAACTGAGCCTGCGCCTGAACGGTGATGTAGTTCAGCATCTCACGGCTGTTGAGGAATCGGAAGTTATCCTCATCCGACGACAGCGAGCGAGCGCCGTACACACGAACAGCGTTGTTGAAGATTCGCAGAGCGTTACACCGAGACTCATCAAGGGTATTGCCAATCGCTCGGGTAACCGTCTGCGCCAGACCGGTGATGAAGTTCGATTCCGAAACCGCACCAGCATACGCAGACCAAGGTCCAATGCGATTGAAGGCAAGCGACCGCTTAGCGGCGACATAGCCCTCTGGCGAAATGGTCAGCGAAGTGCCATCCTCAAGGTTCATCGTCACCCACGGGAAGAACAATCCGCCGTACTCCGCATAATCAACCGAGGCGAGGTATTCCGAGTGGTCGCCCGCGTCAGTCTCGTCAAAGTCGCTAGGCGTCGAAAGGATTGCCATGCGATGGTTTGCGTAGCAGTGGGCAAGAACAGCCTCATGCGTTGCCTCAACATTGCCCGCAGTCACGAATCCCGGAAGCGAAATAGCACCCGCACCAAGTTCGTAGCCGAATGCGTCCATCGCATCAAGCCAATCTTGGTCAACGATGGACGCGCGGTTGTCATCACCGGCGCTGAACGAAGCGGGCGACGACACGACAGCGATAGTTCCGGTTCCAGCGGTAGCGGTGATGTACTTGCCAGCAAGTGCCGACGAGTTAATCTTGTTCGCCATCTGGGCAACCGAGGTGCACTCGCCGGTCTTATAAACAAATTCACCGTTGAGGTACAACTTGAGAACATGACCCGAGCCAAGCGTCGTCACGGTTACCGAGAGGTTGGACGACCAACTGCCCGGACCAGCGGCGACGAGCGTAATTGCCGTACCAGCGGCGTCGTTATCAAGAACCTTGACGCCAGCAGTAGCAGATGCTCCAACGACTCGCGAAACATAGACCTCAGCGCCACCCTCCTCGAAGAAGGTCTGCACCTGCTCGTACACATCGCCATACGAGGTGTAATCGCCAAAGACAGACTCATAGTCAGCGATGCTGGTGACTTTCTTGGGGTCAGCAGCCGGACCACGTTCGGTGAGACCAACAACAAACCATGTCGCCGTGGGCGAAACATTCGTAGTTGACGGTCCGGTGCGAACAGATGTATTTACGACAATACCGGGCATTTGCCTTCCTCCGGAGTAGAAGCGATTCGCTCAGTTCATTACTTTCAAGATTATACCGTGTTTATACGCCTAATCTTGTAAGCCGTTACTGAACTCGCTAACTATTGTGACTGAATGCTACTTAGTTCTAGTGGAACAGTTCTAGATATCGTCGGCATCTTCGTCAATTGCTACGCGAAGCACTTCTACCTCATAGGTAGATGTATCAGACAGAGGCTTGACTCGTGAAACTTCATTGACGGTCAACGTATATGCGATATAGGCGCCAGCCATAACTCTTTCGCCCTTAATGAGGGTTAGGTCTGAGTATTCCTCACGGATTGACGACTCGTCAATAAATACCTCAAGGTTATCCTCATCGCCACATCGGTTAAGACTTGGCGCGTCAAGAAATGCTGACCGAAGCACAGTTACGAGCCTGTCCCTCTTGATGGTGCACAACTCGGCGTTGTCATCTTTTACCCAGACATAGGTACGCATGGCGTAATCAACGCGAAACTGAGGGTCAAAAAGATGAGTGTAATCAGAACGAGTCAAACCATTCATTGAAATCGCTGCGGTAATCAATGTCGGCCAATGGTCAATCGCAATAGGCTCGTGGACCATATACTTCAGGGGTTCCGGAAGTTCCTCGTCGTCAAGATTCCACTCATTACGGTAGGTAATCAGGCGCGACGGAAGGTCGCTCTCTAGATAACTATTGACAAAGTATTTTGCCTTATGAGCACCTTGCATTGTCATGGGACCCTCGCATTCGCCACATAGGAAGCCGCTTTTTCAGCCAAATCTCTAGCGAATCCTCTCGGCTCAAAGACTATCTTTCTTTTTGGCATTTTAGTGGTTCCATATTGATGGAACTTTGCATATTCAACGCTTGTTCCAAATTGCGCATTTGTATTGTCAATATTGTTTGGCGGACCAAATAGACTCAACAAAGAATCCATTAATTTGCCAGTCCTAATCATGAGAGGCCACGGATAGGGGCGAGTTCTTGGTTCCCACTTACTTCCGGTGGGTAAGCCTCCAGCCCCAAAGTTTTCAGCATTTGCCCTCTGGAGTTCTAGGCGCGCATACCAAAACAGCGGTTTAAAGTTGGTTGCGCGTAACTTCATTCCCTCAAGGCGCCGAATGACGTCATCGGCGTCGCAATCAATATCTATTTTTACTTTCACGCCACCCGAACCCTACGCCAACGACGAACCGAGGCAAGTTCCTCAGGTGTAAATCCGGTTGTGAGCGGTGCGGTATTCCTTGTCTCCAAGTCCTTAATTCCAACGACATCGTCGTGCATATTCTGCATTTCCCTTGATGCCGCTCGCAGAATCATCAACTTAAAGTGCTTAATTTGTTCACCATCAAGACCGGCATCATAGACGACCTCAATATTGTCATTAGCAAAAGTTCTGTAGACATCTATGCCGTATCTCCGCACAATGTAATCAGTGCCATCGACCAATACTTCGGGAACGCTTCCGGGCGTCGGCGCAGTCACAGTTACTGATGCGACCGAGACAACGGGCGAGTTGCGGACATACACCGTGTAGGGGGGCTGAAGATACGTCTGGACTCGCTGGTCCGTTCCAAGAGAGGTGTCATAAAAGAATGATGATGTGGGAAGTCCAACATTGGACGATTCAACCCTATAGTTCTCAGTGAAAGTACCTACTTCAACTGGTCTACGCAGGTAGGACTCAAGTTCGCTCTGGAGACCCTCAAGGATATATCCAGCAGCATGATTCTGGCGCGGGGATAACTTGACATCCATGTAGCGCTCAATTTCGGTGATATTGACGAGCATAAATGCGCCTTTCCTCACCGATAGTTTACTATCAGAAGTGTTCTCCTAAGAGAAGGCTATAGATAGGATGAAATAACCTCATCCCATCTTTTAGCCATTACTGACACATCCAGTTCTTTGACCTGCTTCCGGATTCGCGCCGCCTCAGGTGTTCGCGCTGTGTAATCCTTAAGTTCCATAAGATGGTCAATCCACTCATCCTTGGTAGATGCGAGCCTCCCGATTCCATACTGGTCATGAAGTCGTCGATATTCACCAACGTCAGACATCACTACCGGAATCCCCGCAGACGCATATTCAATAGCCTTAATCCATGACTTAGCGTGGTTAAAGGGGATATCATTGAGTGGCGCTACGCCAATATCAAATTCAAATGAAAGTCGGGCATAGTCCTTAGGGTGGAACATTGGACTGAGAGTGACACCCTCTCGCCGCACCCCAACTTTGTCGGCAAAATGAACCGCCCCATTAACATGCCCAGAGTGATGAAGCCTCCACGGTCCAGCACCGAGCACCCCATCAAGAAGTTCTAAGTCGCCAGAGCGGTGCGAAGTAGACCCCACCCAGCCAACCTTTGCCCTGCGTGAACGGTGATACCGGACTCGAAAGTCAATCATTGTTACGCAGTTCTCAATAATATCAACGCGCTGACAGTCAAATTCCTGTTCAAATTTGTTCTTGAGGAATGGCGTACTAACCGTTACGCCGTCAGATGCTTCAATAATTTTTTTGTAGTGGTCAATATTCTCGTCTTTATTGAAGTCAGGGTGTGTCAACTTGTATGCGTGGTTGTCTTCGTGAAGACCCCAGTACCAGTCGTCAATATCATTGATGATGACCTGACCATATTTATGCCTATCGTCAAGTTTCTCAACAAGATTCTTGAACATCAGTCGCTGTAAAATAATGACTTTACAGTCATAGTGCGCTTTTTTGTTCCAATCTAGAATTCCAAAACCCTTGGTCGGACTATGAACAAGCAGACCAGAGACGGTCACATACTTCATATGACGACGGTTTTGTTGAAGGCGTACCCAATTTGCGCCTCCAGGAACCGGATGACCAGCATTGTCAACCATAGAGCGCGACCAATCGGTCGACGCAATACCAATTTTCAAGACTCTTCCCATTAGTAGCCCCTTAGTGAGCGCTTAGCGCCCAACAATAGCAGAAGGTTTTGATTAAGCGAGGCGCCCTCGGCGGAATCGGTCCGGAAGGAGGTCTCGTCCTGCTCCCTCGGGGTTCCCTGCGCCTCCCAGACGACGGTTCATGCCACGAAGGACAAATGCCAGAGCGCGACGCCACCACGCCGGACGGCGACCTTCTCTAACACCAGGTTCAATGTCGGGGTTGACTGTGGGAACGGGCATACGTACTCCAATCCTCCAACCAACTTTACCATAGACCTATCTCTGGTAAATATCATCCGTCGCTATTGGGCGGACGCTCAATTGACATCGCCTTATCCACAGTTCCTGCCGGAGCCTCCACTGGGACCCAAGCCGCCGAGTACTTATGCTCGCCAATTTTTTTGTCTTTGAGCATTGTTCCGTCAACCATTAGGTCCATTTCATCGGCTGACATTCCTAGTGCCCTCTTGATATCCGGTTCACCATACTTGCGAGACCGCAGGAGCGACTGAACAATACGAGAAAGTTTCCTCGCTACGACATTTCCTCTTCCTCGGTTCAGCCGAGCATGGAGGAGCATTGCCTCAATGTCGTCACAGTCCACCATAATGACAGGAACTCGTCCACCTGTTGCCTTGGAGAGTTTGCTTAGATTTGAGGCAACTTCATATCGATAGTTGCCATCAATTACGACACCTGTCTGAGCCTGAACTACGAGAGGCTGGAGCCACCCATAATCTTCAAGCGACCGAGCAAGGATTTCTAAATCTGGCTTTAGTAGATAGGTCGTGCGCCATGGGGCGAGCCGAAGAGAATTCGGGTCCACCCATTGCATTTCCCCATTGCCAATCATTTGATGTTTTCCTCTTAATAGTTTCATTATCGTGAATCATCCTGATAGTCAAGGGCGTCTAGTTCAGCCATTTCTTGCGCTTCGGCTAAACGCATTGTATGTGCTTTTGTTTTTGGTCCGACTGGTGTTACCGAACTGATGTTGAACTCATTTAGCAACAGATTACGAATAAGCCAACTTACTGGGTAGGAGTATGGGTCAAGTTTGTGCTTTTTACGAAATTCTGCTGAAAATGCTAATGCTCTCTGGCGAAGACCCGGAGTCAACATATTTTCGTTGATGCAGTATTCAACGCCCTTCCACCCACGTGATGAGTACATCTCAATCATCAGTTCAATATCAAACTCTGACCAAAGTCGTCTCTGAGCATCAATATGAGGGAAGCACTCCACAAGCCGGTCATAAAACTCTGGCTCCGTATTGACCACATCTTTAATGCGCCGGATAGCCACAGAATGAAGCGGAATGCCAACGCGTGTGTTGGCGCCAGCGACCGCGGCATGGTCATAGTACTCGCAATAATTTGCCCCATGCTCCTCGGATATGAACTTAAGAACATCATTCGTTGTCCAGTCATAAATGACTTTCGCAAACCGTAAAGGTATTGACTTCTTCATTTTGAAGGGAACATTGATGTAGTTCTCATGGAGTTTCTGAACGCATGCGCGATAGCGAATCATTGACTCATTCGCCCTAACTCCGGTCAGGAATGCGACTCGTCCGGTTTTTCCCTGCATTGTGTAGTAGTCAATTGACTCTGGAAGGACTTGGTCTCGTGTCAAGCCAAAGTGCTCAGCGGTAATTGCCCATTCTGGAATTGGGCGATACAAACGACCTTCTCGCTCACGCTTTGCGGACCACAGCAAACAGAACTCTCGCCGACCTAGAACCCAGACTTCTTGACCCATTGGCATGCAGTACCACTCCATGTCAACCCAGTCATATTGTCGAACCTCTTCAATGTATTTAAGAACCAGAGGCGACACCATTTCTTCGTCTCGGAAAATGACTTTTACCGGTCCAAGACCTCGCTCTTCATGAATCTCCTTGGCGAGGTAAAGCACTGCTGTGCTGTCTTTTCCACCCGAAAACTGAACACAAACGGTGTCAAAGGTGTCGTACACATGACGTATCCGTTCACGCGCCGCTTCAACACAGTTGATGTCTAGAAACATTCGTTGTCTTGTCATCGTCAGTAGTCCGCGTGTGAGTCAATAAAATTAATGAGTTTCTCGGCAAACGTGTCTCCATCAATTGCTGGGTCAGAACGAAGCCAGCGCATGAACGAGTACCACTTTGTCTGCTGTTCAACATTGTCAAAGACAAGGCTGTATTGGACGACAGCGTTCTTTACACCAGACGCCCCAATCAATGTACTTCCGGTCGTCGCTACCTTGCGGTTGTCAACATCCTGTGCTGGAACAATTCGCCCACCATCTTCAGTCTCCTGAACGGCGATTGCAGGTGGCTCTTCTGTAATCGGATTAATGATTACTGGAGCCACATAGCCTGGTTCGGAGTCTTGAGCAATCTCAATACGACGCGCCTGCTCACTGATGGACGCCATCTCAAACATATCCCAGCCCATCCCGTCAAGCAGGTCGCTGTAGTTGGTGCTAACTTCCTGAAGAAGAGCATTAAGGGCAGATGCTTCGGTGTATCCAAGTTCATTTGTTCTGTTATCTGCTAGAGCAAATGCCACTGCTCGGGAATCGTCAGCATCAAACTTTACGGCAGCAATATGTGTCCAGCCGAGTTTTTTAGCGGCTTGGAGTTGATGATTTCCAGCGATAACGGTTGCTGTTCCATCATCATTTGGGCGAACGACGATGGGCTTAAGTTGACCGAACTCACGGTATGACGCAAGGATTGCCTCAACATTTCCTCGCCGTGGGTTGTTCTCTAGTGGAACCAGTGTTGATACTTCAACTAAAAGGTCTTTGAGTGACTCGTCTACTTGATGTCTCATTGCATCACCTGCGCTCTCACGTTTGCAGCCAGCGTCCGTAGGGCATCGATTGATGTCCTGAGGGAGTGGAGTTTTTCTCTCTTAGCCTTGACGAGCGCCTCGCTGATTTTGTACTGATGCGTTAGGTCCTCAAGTTTGTAGTCTGCCCATGCCTCACGCTCTTTAATGGAGCCTTTAGCGCCAAGGTATTCTTTCGCCCAAGTGGACTTATAATTTGCTTCTTTTACTGAGGAGTCAACAGCGAGTGTCTCAAACGCTTCTGTTTCCTGTTCCAGCAGGTCAGTAAGACGCATGATTTCCTCTTCAACTTCGACCTGACTTATTGGGCGACTTCTAGTCATTGTCTGCCTTTGCTTGTCTCATAATTTGGTTCCACTGATATGACCGGTGACGTTTTTCTGCTTCACTTAATTCGGCATGTACGATGCTCGCCTTATCCTCGCCCCAAGCGTCAACGAGAGCACTATGACTTCCATAGCGAGCAACTAATTGAATGAGGTTATAGTCCTCATGAAAACGCTCAAGTTCAATATCCAGTTCATCAATCATTTTCATCGCTGAGGCATATTGGGATTTCCAGTGGTCGCGCTCAGCGCGCAACCGTCTAATTTCAGCAGATGCCTGACATTGGAGGCATTCTCCGCAGTAGTACGCCCCCATGACTGCGCAGTTGGCATCTAGTTCGGCTATCAGGTAGAGGTTCGGGCCGTCACTCACCACGCACCGCCTTTGTTCTCGCACGGAAATAAAACCGGAACGCCTCAAACTTCGGGTCGGACTCTGCAAAGAGTTCTGCCGACCCCATCCAAAGATTGACTTCGGCCCGCAGTCGTTCAATCTCGTCGGCGGCATCCAGCATGAGTCTCGCTAAATCAGCGTCATTCAATGGCTTGAAATCTAATAGTCGTGTCACGATGTCGTCATTCATTAGTATCTCCATAGTTCTTAATAAGTGACCAGTCTATCTTGTCTAGGGCATCAAGGTTTGCTTTGGGCCAGTCGTAACGCTGGTTGCCCACAATGCATCTGCCCATCTCTTCTAGAATCCATGCATCAGCCTCATCGTCGGCGCTTTTACCGGACCAAATAATTCCTGTTCTTGCTGAGAGCGCAGAAATAACCTCATTCTTTGATGCATTTCCGCGTCCAGTTGCAAACTTTGCTCGGCAGGTGGGTGGAACTTCTATGAACGGAATGCCCAACCGATGAAGGGTCAGCCTTACGACGCCACCGAGTTCTCCAATTGCGTGAGCCTGTGAATGACGACTTGCAAATGAATAGCCTTCTATAATGACAACTGTGTCATTTGGTAATGTTGTAACTAAATTATGAAGTTGTTGACTAATGTCATCTAGGCGCTCTACTCCCTTGAATTTAGATGAAATCGCTCCACTCTTGCCACATCCGCTGTAGCCGGTGCTTGTCAAGGAGAGGTCAAGACCAAGAATTGATTTCATGACTGAGCCTTAGTCTTCTTCCCAGCCGTGAATAGAGAGTCCAAGGTCAAATGCCAACTGCGGTTCATTTCCAATACGCCGATGGCACTCACGGCATACTGCCAATAGATTGCTCTCGTCAAGAATTGAACCCATCTGGCTCCGACGCTTCAACTCGTGGATGTCCTGACTTGGACGTCGAATATAAACAACTACCTTGTCGTGCTTAGCAAAGACAGGGCATGCTTCGCACCATGGACGCTCTTTAAGCAGGCGCTTTACAAGCGGTATGCGCTCTTTATAGACTTCCTGACGCTTGGCTGACCTCTTTGCGAGGGGCGTGCGTTTCATCGGCTTTCCGCGTTTCACGGACTAACCGTATCACTCAAGAATGTCCTCAGCCTTAATCTTGCTGAAAGCCCAAACACCATCAAGAGCATTCCAGAGCGCTAAATCGATAGGAGTAGGCTCAATATCAAACTCTTCAATCATTGACTTATGCTTTTTGATAGCATTCTCGTAAAGAACCGCATTTTTAAGTGGGTCGGCTTCTGGCAACGAACCAGTTGTAATCATCTGCTCAACTTCATCAAGTCGACGCTCTACATGGAACTTAAAACGCTCAATCTTTGAACGCCTCTGTTCGTAATCAGCGATTGCCGTAGCAAGCAAACGAGTGCCGTCTGGACCCAATCGCCCATACCGCTCTTTGTCCGCATCTTGGTCCTCGCTAATATTGTCAAGTTGCACTTGAAGAGTCTCAATAAGGGCAATCAACGCTCTCCGCCACTTATCCCAGTTTTCCTTCTGGAGCAAAATCTCTCGCTGACTGCGAGAAACCTTGTTCTTTACTTCTTCTGCTACAAGACGTGCAAATGAATCGTCATTCATAATTCCTCTATCTCACCCACGCAGGGCACATTTTCTTGAAGTGGCAAAAATTACACAAGCCACTTTGTTTGGCTGGGAAGTTCTCTTCTTCGCAATAAATGTCAATTTGCTTCTTAGTAGAGACGATTGTTTCTACTGTTGCTTCAATACTTTCCTGCGTTACATCGCGCGAAAGCACCTTAGGTGCCACCAAATACATTAGCGAAACCCGAGACGCTGAGCCAACACCGAGCGCATCTACCATTGCGGCATAAATGAAAAGTTGCTGGAACTTGTCATCCATATATTTTGGACTGGGGACTTTGCCGGTTTTATAGTCTGAAATGAGCAATGTATTGTCGTCAAGAACTTCAAATCGGTCAATGAAACCCTTGACTGTTACACCTTCAATCTGACCATTAACTTCGTACTCAATACCAGCAGGACAGGTTTCGATGGGGTCCTCAATTTTGTAGAGGTTCTCTACACACCACCACGCTTTCCAGCGGAAATCATGCTTATTAAGAGAAAGTGATTCCACCTTCGCTTCATAAGTTTCTTCCCAATGCGACCGTGCCAACGCCCTTGCTACAGGCATGGTTCTTTGGTCGATAGAAAGGTTGTAGAGCGATTCCAAGATGTCATGCACAAAGTTACCGAGCAGTGTATGAACAGTCGGAGGCTCCATCAGCCCGTCAATCTTGCTGAACTTAAACTTCAGCGGACATTGCTGGAATGTATTGATGGATGAAGGGGAAAGATGAGGGGGCGCTGTGAGCATTACTCCCCCTCTGCTTCTTCTCCATCAACCTGAGCCTGAACGACACCATTGAACTGGAGGCGCAGGGCTTCAACAGTCAAGACCTCAAGTTCTTTTTCGGTGAACTCCGAAGGCTTCGGAACCGGTCGCCCATCGCTGTAGGAATTCCAATATTCACGAAGGCTGGCGACCTGCTCATCTGTCAGCAATGCCCTAACTTCAATGAAACGGTCATACTTATCCTTGAGGCTCACGGACATCGGAGCAGGGGCGGGCGCAACAGGTGCGTGCATTGCCTCGTCCACCTCAATTGCTTCAGCGTCACGAGCAAGATAAAGACCAACGCCGAAATGCTGACATGCCTTTTTCATGGCATCAGATACGGCTCCCTTGAACTCATCGCCAAGGTCAACGATGTCACCATTCTTAGTTCGCTTGACGCGCACGCCACCGAATCCATCGTGGCTTGAGTAATGCCAGTCTGAGTTCTTCCCCTCATGGGAGACGGAAACTCGCACATGAGCAACAACCCAGTCATTATCAATGGCGTCGCGTCCGCATGACAAAACCTGATGCGTCCAGCCGGTCGGTCCAAAGATTCGATTCATCCGGTTGATAATTTCCGAAACCGGAAGGTATGTCAGTCGTGTGCCACTCTTCTGAACTGTTCGCTCCATCTCCTCCGGAAATGGTTCGGACAGACGGTCATACATATTGTCATTCATTAATTTGCCTTCCTAATAGAGAGTGATGGTTTGGAATCGCCTGCCTCGCAGAAGTCATCAGCATTAATGCCGATTTCGTTGAGCGCAGTTACTCGCCAGTACGAGGGCTGGACAAAATCCAGCAACTTCGTAATCATTTCGGACGAACTCATTACTCGCTCACCAGTATCCATATCGATAGCGAGATTTTCAATACGGGAAGCAACAACGGACGCTAAGTCCTTATGCTTCCAGCCCTTGCGGTCTTTTGACCATTTCTTTTCAATGGTTTCACCACTATTCAGGGTAACCAGTTCCGTCTCCGTCATCTTGTCCATCAGGTGCTTGACTTGGTCGTCGTAGAGCACCGCAATTTGAGTCTTCAAATTGGATAGCCGAACCAGCAGTTCGCATTCGTCATCAACGGAGTTGTCCGCATTCGTTCTATGGGCATTCATTCGCTCATCAAGAACGAGAATTGCCTGTTGAAACTCGTCCACGGCTGTGCGCCATGACAAGACAGCATTTTCAGTCATTTTCACTCCTAGCAAATTTCGTAGTTGGTATTCAGAGGATTATAGACGCTCTCCGTCTTTGAGGCAACCCTAACCCTGTCAAATGTGTGAACGCTCCGACGGCAGAGTCAACTTGGTCGTCATGGTCGCATGCTTCGGGAAAAGAAGCAAATTCGTCAAGCCACTCCGTTAACCATGACCCACGAACGACTCTGACATTACCGTTGGCTACGGCAGCGGCAAATGGGCGAGCACGTGTAATTTTGTCTCCCGTTGACCGGATGCCAATGAAGTCATAACCCGGCAGCACATACCTCGCATACTGGTCTACGAGGGCTTTTCCACTAGAGCCTGGTTCCTGCTCCATTCGAATCGCAACCGACGGTCCGTCCTCATAGGCAGTCTGCGCAATGAGTTGTTCAACTTTCTCGCCCTTTACCCGAGCCTTCTTGACATCAAGAATGTAACTTACACCCCCATCTAATAGGACAAGTGTTCCTACTGTCCAGTCAGGATTCGGGTTGGAATGTGATGGCTCAGTTGCCGCAAGGTCCCAAAACCTGACTGCTCTAGCATTGGAAGCGATTTGGGGGACCTCGTGCGGGTCAATAATTATGAAGTTTTCCCGCTCAAAGAGGCTTCCGAGGCTGGTACTGAACCAGTCTCCCTCCTCAAGACGACGCCTCTCAACAGGGTCAAGGGCTTGAAGCGCCTGCCGGTATGACTCTGCGTCAATGCCGGGGTTGTCGTGGAGTTTAGATGGAACGAATATCCGCCCTTGATTTTGCCCCTCAACGATAAAGCGTTGACGAACCCAGTTTGGGGCTGGGTTCGATGCGGCTCGCATTCGGAGGGGGACCTGCGCCAACGACCCTTTTGCGGGTCGGCGGAGACGGGAGAATAGGTACCGATAGTCAGATTCTCTAATTTCGGTCACCTCATCCATCCCGATGAACTGAAATTCAGCGCCCTTATATCTGAGGTAGTCCTGCTGATTATTTAGGTAACCAAATGAGATTCTGGCTCCTGATGGGAACACGGCGGTGTAATTATTGGAGTTCCAGCGGACATCGTCATATTTAGCCATCCATGAGGTAAAGCGGTCCATGATGGCTCCGGGAAGCGCAAGGTCGGCGTAGGTGCGACGGAAAAGAATAGCCGAATACCCCGGCACGTCTACATACTGGAGTGCCGCCATGAGCAAGGCACTTGACTTGCCTCCACCGGCTGCTCCGCCAAAGAGTGCCTCAAGAGCATAAGTACGGAGGAAGACCTTTTGAGTTATTGAAGGAACCTCAGGGCAGTACTCAGGTGTCTTCGGCTCTAGATACTTTAGAATCTTGTCCCAATCAGCCATTGCGCCTTCCTAATCTCTAGTGCGATACATTAGTGTCAGCAGGCGCTTTGAGGTGAACGTGAAAAAAATCTTTGCATTATCAAGAGTTCGTAACTGGCGTGCTCTAACCGCTAATTCCTTAATGTTTGCGTTTATACTATTGACAGGTGTTGGTGCTTACATGATTTTACCAGCCGCGGGCTTTATCGTGGCTGGAACTGCTTGCGGTCTCTTTGGCTACCTGTTGGGGTCTGAATAAATATGGCTTGGAATTCACGAAATACGAAAAGCCTCGGCACCTCAATGGAGGGGAAGGCAGCGAACCTTGGACCCGGCTCGCCAATTGCCAATAATCCCGCCATCGCTGGAAAGGGTTATCGTGATTCGTGGGACATTGAGCGCGCTTATCGCGAAGGAATGCAGAAGGTTACTTGGGTTAACCGATGCATTGATGCCATCGCTGGCAACCAAGCGCGACTGCCCATCATTCTTCGCAAAGACAATGACCCCAATGGCGAAATTCTTACCCGTAAGCACGAGATACTTGACCTACTAAATAGTCGTGCCAATCAGGGCGAAAACAGTTTTATCTTCCGCTATCGGATGTCTAGTCAACTTTTGATGAGCACCCGTGGCGTCTTTATTGAAAAGATTCGTGGGCGCTCCGGCAAACTCATTGCCCTAAACCTTCTCCCACCTCAGTTCACCTCACCAATTCCCGATGCGAAAAGGTTTGTTGCTGGCTACGAAGTTCAAATGCCCACTGGTGAGAAAGTCATTGTTCCGCCCGATGATGTTCTGTGGATTCGGCGACCCCACCCGATTGACCCCTACTTGTCTTTGACTCCAATGGAGTCAGCAGGAATTGCTATTGAGATTGAGAATCTCTCCAAACTCTATAACCGTAATTTCTTGCTTAATGATGGTCGTCCGGGTGGCTTGCTAGTTCTTCGCTCAGAGATTGATGATGATGATAAAGATGAACTCCGAAGTCGGTTCCGAGGAAACCTGAACCGCACGGGCGCTATTACGGTCATCTCATCCGATGATGGTGCTGACTACATCGATACATCGTCATCCCCTCGGGATGCAAGTTATGTAGAAATGCGCCAGTTGACGAAGGAAGAAATTCTGGCTGCCTTTGGCGTTCCGGAATCTGTTATTGGAAATGCGGCTGGCCGAACCTTTAATAACGCCGCTGAGGAACTTCGTGTTTTCTGGATGGAAACGATGATGCCTCACCTTGAGCAGATTGCTCGTGGTCTTGATGAACTTGATGACAAGTTTTATGTTGACTTCGAGACAGGTCAGATTCCCATTCTGATTATCGCCAAGCAAGAGCGTGAGCGTTATTCGATGGATGAATTTCAGGCTGGTCTCATCAGCGTGAATGAATATCGCAAGGTCACGGGTCGCAAGACTGTTGAGTCAGAACTTGCTGACAGTCTCCTAGTTAGTCCGAATATGGCTCCTATTGCTAACACCGAAAAGCCGTTTGAGACCGGTCAGGTGCAACCGGTTGATATGGGCGCAGCGCCTCCGGGCGGAGCACCTCCGGCAGGGGGAGAAATGGCTGGAGCACCTGTTCCTCCCGCTGAAGGACAGGCACAGCCTCCGGGTCTTCCGATGATTGGACAAGAAGCACAGACCGTTCCAGAAGAGCAGGTAACTGGTCCGGCAACTCCAGCCGGTGAGCCGGGTCCGACTGACCAGATTGCCCCCGGCGCATCGCCTGGTCCAGAAATTGAAGCAGTCGCCCCTCCGGCTCAAGGCGCTCCTGGTCAACTCTCAGCACGTCATGGTCGATTCGAGACCAAGATGGATACCCAAGTTATTGACGAATGGGACATCAAAGCAGAGCAGACCTCAGAACGGTGGGCTGAAATCCTTGACCGCAACTTGGAGCGATTTTTCGAAAGACAACAACGGGTTGTCCTAGAAAAGGCACTTGGAGCAAAAGCCAAGCGACTAATGAATAGTCGTGAACTCCGTACCGATGATGTGTTTGATGAGAACATCTGGAATCGCCAACTTGCTGATGACTTAGCGCCCGTCTACTCGGCTATTGTCAATGATGCTGCTGAACTATCATTCAGCAAATCTGGCGAACCGAATGAACTAGATGAGGAAGAGTTCAAGAGGTATGTAGCGGAGCAGGTCGCCCGCACCCAGAAGGTCAATCAGACAACCAAGGAAGAAATTGCGGCTGCTCTCCTTGTGGCTATGGCAATTGCCAACGAAGACGAGGAAGACCGGCTCAGTATTCTTCGTGCGGCTCTTGTAGCAATCTTTGCCAACTTGCTCGGCAAGCGTCGACGATTGATTGCGGAACACGAATCTCAGACTGCCTTCAATGCTGGCGTCTATATGGCGGGAAAGCAGTTACGGGTAACTAAAAAGACTTGGCTGACGAGGCGTGATTCGCGCGTCCGAAACGAACATCAGGTTCTTCACGGCAAGAGCGTCGGACTCGGCGAAGGATTTATGGCTGATGGTTCAGTGCTCCGATTCCCCGGAGACCCAACAGCACCTCCGAACCTTACGATTAATTGTCGTTGCCGTCTGAAGTTCTCCTGATTTACTGAAAACACCTATTTACTGAAATAGGTATTCGAACTTCCCCTACAGCAAGCGAGACTGTCTTATGATTGTCTTGCTTACACGAGGTGGAATATGCCGGTTTCGGAGACTTTCAATTTCAAAGCGATGCCTGGTCAGGTTTCAATTGACGAGGCTAAGGGCATTGTTGAGTGTTTTGTTGCAGGCGTCGGCAACAAGGACAGCGTTGGCGACATCGTGCTCTCTGGCGCATTTACTGAAAGCCTAAAGCGTCGAAAGCCTCGCGTTGTGTGGGGACATGACTGGAATCATCCAATTGGAAAGGTTCTAGAGATTTATGAGGTCCCTGCTAGCGACCCTCGTCTTCCGGCGAAAATGAAGAAGGCTGGAATCGGAGGACTTTTTGCTCGGGTTCAGTTCAACCTTCAGTCCGAAAAGGGACGCGAAGCGTTTGCCAATGTTTCATTTTATGGCGAAGAGCAGGAGTGGAGTATTGGCTACAAGACGCTTGACGCTATTTATGATAACGCTCGTCAAGCAAACCTTCTTCGTGAAGTAGAACTATATGAAGTTAGCCCTGTATTGCATGGCGCTAATCAATTGACTGGTACGATTTCAATCAAGGCTGCTTCTACTGAGGAGCCGATGGACTCCTTCAAGAAGTCCAAGTGGCCGATGTTTGACCGTGAGTTTGCAGAGCGAATTAAGAGGGATTACCCACAGATTTGGGCGGCAGGCGGAAATATCAAGGGAAACGACCAGTACCGAATCCTCACGCAAATTGCGGAGGCGGGCGGAGTCGCAAAAAGCCAAGCACAGACCAACGCGCTCGAATTGCGCGAAGCATGGGTGGCAAGGCACGCGGGCGACTTCAGGCTCCCCGGCGTCATCGCTCAAATCAAGTGGCTCGCGATTGGGAGCAGGGGCGAGGACTACATGAAGAATGTTGTCCGGGAAGCCATGAAGAAGCAGGACTCCAAGATGAAGGAAAAGACCTTCATAATGGAGGCATCCTACGACATGGACGAGAAGTGCTGGAACAATCAGGAGGGCGAGAAGCCCGAAATGATGCGGGAACTAGCAAACGCGATTGGGATGCGATTCGGCGGTCCGGTTCGTATACGCCACGTGGAACCCAATTTGGTGGTTTTCGACCACATGATGAATGGCAAGCCCCAGACGATGAGAGTGGGTTGGCATTCTGAGGGTGGTGACTTCATGTTTGGTAAGCCCATCGGCGTTACCCCTCGCACCATTTATCTTCCCGAAGAAGATGGCGATGAAGAGGAACAGAAAACTCCTACTCAGAACATGTTTGATAGGCAGTACGAGGATTCTGAGGCTCCCGAGTTCGTAAAGCCAAAGACTGGTTGCGGCTGTGGTTGCGGTGGGGCAGGTAAATCCCTTGATGATGTCGTTGACGACGTCAAATCATTCGTGGATACGCATGGCAAGGCTGGACGCGTTATTAACGCAAGCAATCTTGAAAAGTTGAGTCAGGCAATGCAGTTGCTTCAGGAAGTGATTGCTGCTGGCGGTCGTTCCGAGATTGAGATGAAAGAAAAGACTGCAAACATCTCTGCAAATCTTGAGGACCTTTTTGAGGTGAAGCAATTGCTTGACCCCGTCTTTGAGTTCCACGGTCTTAGTGCAACAGCCAATGAGCACGGAATTGAAATCAAGGGCGTTGTTTCGGACGACGCTATTAGCGCAATCAATACGGCTCTCAGCGTTGGAAATTATGACGCCGAGTTGCTTACCGAAGATGGTTATTCCGCCTAAGGTAAGTAGCAGGAAAGTAACATGGACACTGAGAAATCTTTAGTGAAAATCACAAATAAGTATCACTGCATGGTGACTGGCAAAAGCCAAATGACTCCGTGTGAGGGATGCTCCAATCCAAAAGGCTGTCTCTCACGAGCCATGCAATATAAGGAGAACGAAGAAATGGACGAAATCAACGAGAAGGCAATCGTGAAGATTGATGCCGATGGTGGTGTCGTCAAGTGCGCTAAGGGTCTCGGCTCTGGTGAGTGTGGCTATAAGGCTGGCGCGAAGGTTTGTGGTGCTTGTGGCGCTATGGCTGTCATGCAAAAGAATGACAGCGAGGGTGAGGACCTTGAGGAAAAGGGTGGCATGAAGAAGCCTATGGCTGAGGAAATGATGAACGAGGAAGAAAACCCCGAAGAAGAGATGATGGACGAAGAGTCCGACAAGACTTGGATGATGAAGCCGACGAAGCGTTCACGTGGTCGTGCTATGTCGTCGATGGGCATGAAGTCTGCCGACTTTGATGACGATGCTTATATCTGTCAGTTGGAGCGTAAGGCTTACCCCGGTTCGTCGGACATCTGCGAGAACTGCCCCGGTGGTTGTCGCAATGAGTCAGGCATGCCCGGACTCGTTGATGTTGAAGGCGTTGCTCTTGACATCCTCGGCGGAAAGGTTCTGGATTCCGGGTACTCGTTCACGACTGACCTTTTCGTTGTTCAGGTTGAAGCCAAGGATGGCAAGACTTGGGAAATGATTTCCGATGGTCAGTCTGGTGAAATGCTTCAACTTCAGCGAATTTCAGCCGCTGAGGCAGGAATTGAGAGCAAGTCCCTTGAGGACGATGAGTTTGAAGAGGGCGCCTACGATGTCATCACTGCGACGGATGCAGTTGACATTGCTTTGAAGTCCCTTGAGACCGAACTTGGTCTTACCGGCGATGTTGTCCGAATTGACTCTGACATTCTTGATGACGATGATGTCTATGTCGTAGAGGTCAATGGGTCTGACGGAATGTCTTACGATGTTTTCGTCGGACTTGATGGCAACTATGCTGGTTACCAGCCTTACACTCAGGATGAAGTTGAGGAGATTGAGGCAGAGGCGGCTGAGATTGCTCTGAAGCGTGCCTACAGCGAAGAGTCGCGAATGACGCTTGCCGAAAGCGGAATGGCTATGCCTGATGGCTCGTATCCGATTAAGGATGTTGCCGACCTTCGCAACGCAATCCGTGCGTATGGTCGCGCCAAGGACAAGCCTGCCACGAAGAAGCACATCATGAAGCGCGCAGAGGCTCTTGGGGCTTCGGACCTTATTCCCGCCAACTGGATGGATGAGGGCAAGTCGCTTGACGATGAGGTTGAGGTTAAGCGTGACTACTCAGAGGACCAGCGTATGGCGATGGCTAAGGCTGGCGAAGCCATGGAAGACGGTTCGTTCCCCATCAAGGATAAGAACGACCTCATGAATGCCATTCAGTCGCTGGGTCGTGCAAAGGACACGGAAGCCGCAAAGGCACACATCATCAAGCGTGCGATGGACCTTGGCGCCGAAGACATGATTCCGGTCAACTGGGTTCCCAAGAAGGTTCAGACACAGTTTGCCGCCGAGAAGAGTGACGACATTCAGTTCCTGAAGAGTTTGATGGAGTTTGAAATTCTCGCCCAAGAAGTAGACATCGACAAGACACTCTGACATTTAGGAGTTAGCCATGGGTTTCAACTTTTCAGAAATCACAGGCGTTAGCGTAAAGGCTCCGGTTCCTCCGGATGCAATTCCGCAGGAGCGCATTACTGGTGATGTCCTTCGTGGATACGGTCCTCGTCGTGGCAACCTTGAGCGTCTTCTTCGTTATTGGCGCCCCATTATGCGCCGTGAGGGCGGATTCCGTCGTTGTCGTGTAATCCTCGCTAATCACCCTGAGTTGTACCCGTTGAACAATATCTGTGCGTGGCTCCATCACGAAACAACCGGTCTTTGGCCGAATGAGGGTTGCCATCACCCCGGCATGAAGAACTGTCGTCGCAAACTTCGTGGTGTTGTCCGAGGCTCGCTCATCAGTGATTCTGAATTTGCTCAGCGCCTTTCACGCCTTCGTGGCGCAGCAAACGCTGGCAAGGGCATGGACATGATGTGGGACTCTGAGAACGATAACTGGGACAACGAGGACGGCATGAATATGCCCGACCAACGTCCGATGGCAATTGTTGTAACTGAAGACGACCTTCAGCATGCAATCGGGGTCCTTCGTGACTTCCTTGTCATGGAGCCGAAGTTCGTTAACTTCCTCAATGATGACAATAACTGGGACCATGAGGGTGAAGACGAAGATGGCAAGATGATGACGCACCAGCGGATGTATGGAGAAAAAGATTCTGACTGTGGCTGTGGGTGATTTAATTGTCGGAGCCTATTCCGAATAAAAGAGAATGGGTAGAGCGACGCGCTGCTCAGTTCATTGCCGATAATCCTGACCTTAGTGAGAAGGTGGGACTTATCTCATCCAGTACTGGCGCTGGTAGAGCCGCGCAGTCCGTTGGCTCCGCCATTTTACCGGGTGACCTAAGTGAGTTTCGTAGTCCTGTTCGGTCGCGCATTTATTCGGCGCTGACGCCTGGTGGGGGAATGAGAAAGCCTCGTCTAGGGAAACCCAATGAGCGCGGATATCGCTGTCCTGAGGGATTTCAATTTGGTGGTCGATTCACTGACTCACAGTGGTCAACTTGTGGTCGACAACTGTTTGACCTTCCAAATTTGCTTCCGTCATTGATGCAACTCGCCAATGCGGCTATGAGACCGCAGGGCGGTGGTCTGGGCTATTTGAAGCCTGATGTTAATCCTCTTCGTGGGGCGCCGGTTACGGGTGAGTCTCAAATTACTCGCCGAGCCGCTGATGTTCCCCGTGTTGGCGCAATGAGCAAGCGCAGTAGGGACAATGGGATTGCAACTGCCGTCCGTGCTCTGTCCGAAAATGCGAATGCTGATTTTATGATGATTAGGCGCGACGGTTTTCCAATGCAACCTGTCGTTTCCCCCGCTGAACTTCGGAAAGTTCCTGATAACCGAAATATGGAGGATGCTGCATTCCTTCTTGCGCTGTCTAATAACACTGATTTTGGCAAGGACGAACTAGGTCTTCTTTCGAATACTGGCGTTACTTCTCTTGTCTATGTTCTGCCTAATGGTTCCGTTGTCCGGATGGATAGAACGCGCCCACTATCCGTCGGAGAGCGACGAAAACTGGGTAAGACCGTTAGTAGCGCCGAGTCAATTGACAATTCAAAAAATCCGTTGGCGCGCCTTGAGGCAGTAGTAGCCAACTCTGATGGTGCTATTTCTCTTGAAACGGATTTTGCTGGAATCAAGAACCCCGAGTCTCCGGTGCCATCAGGTCCAGATAAAGGCAAGCCTCGTTGGGCGCAGGAAGCATTCAAGGGTGGGAAGCGCAAGCCATCTACTCAAGTCCCCTCTGCGCCTATGCCCAAGGCACCTCAACAGGGTGAGTCACGAGACATTTCAAATCTAGAAGGCGCAATTGAGCACATCAATAAGGGTGGAAATCTGTCAGAGATTGACCCCACTATATTGATGGAAGCAGTTCGGCGCTCTAAGGTTTATCGTCAGAAGAAACTTAATGCTCGCCAAACGCTGTTTACCAGAACAGACGGCGGTGTTGGCTTTACGGAAGTAACTGGCGGTCAAAAGTTTGAGCATTTGGGTGCTCATGCCTCTGGAGCCATTCAGGAACACCTCGGAATGGTTGCTCCCAAGGTTCGTCTCGTTGATTCTGGTGACTCTCGCCCATATCTTGTACAGGACAGTGCCTCACTGCTGAAAGATGGAAAGGTGCAGGTCGGTGGTCGCCTAGACGACGTCTCGGCGCAGGACCGGATGCGCCTTCTTGCTTCTGACTATCTCTTGGATGTTAGGGGTCGAAATCCATCATCTGTTTCACGCGTTACGAATGCTGATGGGACTCGTCTGGTATCAACCGTTAATGCTCCATCGGCTTTTGTTGGTCTTTCCGCTAATGAACTGGAAAAGCGACGAAATCTTGACTTTGGAGATTTTGCCTCTTCAGATGGCAAGGTTTTGGCAGATTCGCTTAGCAGGTCGCCTGAAGAGGTCAGGCAACAAGCCTTGGACATATTGGAGTCCCTTATCCAACGGGCACGTGCCTTCAAGTGGGATGATTACATCAGCAAGTTAAAGGTTGACGGACAACTTTCTGATGCCGAAGAGCGTCATATGAAGATTGTTCAATCTTTGTTTACACAACGGCTAGAGCGCCTTGCTCAGTCACGAGAAATGCTCTCAACAGTCATAGGGATGAAGAAATGAAGCGTCTACAGGTCGTTCGTGAATCTGAGTCGGATAGTGCGTATGCACTCGTTATTTACGAGAATAATCAGGCTACGGCAATAGCCGTCACGGATGATGCTTCCGCTTGGGCGGAATGGGTTAATAGTTCATCCATGAATATGAAGCAACTGAACGAGTCGTTGTCTCATGCTCTTTATACGGGTAATGCTCGCATCCTTACTGACGAAATTCTTACTCAAGCAAAGTCACTTTATGGCGACCACTTGCTAGCCGAAATTACGTCCAATGATTCTGAGCCGACGCATGAAGTCGTTGATGCTGTTGTTGGACATGGTCGTCTCTACCGCCCAACCGCAATCCGCTCCAAGTCAATGCCTGCCGTTTCTTCGGCTCGTCTATCAACAATCTCATCTTCTAGCCGTCAAGCGGCTATTGAATACAAGGCTCTGTCATATCGGAGCGAAAGCACCTATTCGCGTCTCAATTTTGAGATGAAGAAGGTCCGCGCAGTATGGGACCCCGACCTTGGACCATCGGGAGGATGGCGCTGTCCGTCCGGTAGCCAGTTTGGCGGATATATCACTGACCGTTTTGGGCGTGGTTGTGGCGGTGGAATTATCCGGCGTGTCGGACGCGCTTTGGTTAATGCTGGACGACGAATCGACAATATCGGCGAACAGCGTCAACTGCGACGCTTGAATCGCGCTGCTGAACGAGCACAGAAGCCCGGTGTTGGAGAGCGTGCTGGCGACGCCATTCGTCGTGGAGCAGGTCAGGCTGCTGTCGCTCTTGAACGTGGTGCCCAGCGTCTTGTTGGTGAGTACCAGCCACGTGACTATGTCCCTAATGTAGGCATGAGGCGCCAGCGTAGAGTTGGTGTTCCCAATGTTCCCGAAGGACGCAAACGGGAGATTGATGACCGGTTGCAGGCAATTTCGCGTGAACTAGATGATTTGGTAGATGAGACTCCGACTCCGGCGGTTGAAAAGCGAATTGCTGAACTTATTCGTGAGAACCGTGCGCTTCGCCGTGAGCGCGATGGCGGACCGAATGGACGGGCAATTGTTCGTCCTGCTGGGCGCGGTCAGGGAGTAAATCGTCCGGTTCCCGCTCGCCCTGCGCTTCCTAATCGTGGGCAGAATCGCAATGTAAATCGCCCTGAGCGTCGTCAGGGCGCGCGCCCTGTCCGCAAGCCCGTGGCTGAGCGTCAGCGTGATGGCGTAATGGAACGAGCCGCTCGTGGTCTTGTGGGTGGTTATAATCCTGACGAATATAAGCCTGGTGATAAGAAGCGAATCAAGAATCGCGAAAATCGCTATGCCAAGGTGAAGGATGAAGCACTCCTTCGTGCGCTAGATGTGAATCGACCGCGACCATTACGCCCCGGTGAGGGACGCGATGTTGAGGCTCGTCGTCGGCAAGAGCGTCTTGAGATTCTTCAAGAAATGGTCAATCGCCGGATGGAGATTCCGGACGCGTACAAGCGTGAGGTTCGTGTTTACAAGTTGAAGCCTCAGCGTAAGCAGCGTCGTGATGGTCTGAATCGTCAGGGACGGGCGGCTGTTGCTCTAGAGCGCGCCGCTCAGCGTGTTCTCGGAGGCGAGGAACGTCAACCGAGAAATATTCCGGTTGATGGTATTGACGCTCAAACGAGGCGTATCGCTAACGCCCGTAAAAACCGCCCAGCCAATATTTCAGATTCTGACTGGCAGCAATATAACGAATATCTTGACTCAATTCCGGATGGGAATCTCTTAATTCCTGGCGAAGCACCGCAACTTGAACCCGTTCTCTCTTTTAATGCATGGAAGAAGAATGTGCAACCGAATCAGAGCGTGCCGAGGGTTCGTCCCAATCGCCCTAACGCTCCCCAGGCTCGTAAGCCAGTTCCTAAGCCCGTACCAAAAGCCCCTTCTGTCAAGAAGAATCTTGATGGCTTCTCTGACGATGAACTATTGAAGATTCTCAAGAAGCATAAGGAAAAGGACCCTGTCCCATTCGAGGTTGCGGACCTTTCCGATGAAGACCTCGCACGCCTGATGGACCTTTTAGATACAAATCAGACCATTTTTCTACGCAATAACCAAGGTCTTGAACCTCGGGATGGTTATCGACTGGTCTTTGAGGAGTTTAATCATCGCCAAGATAACGGTCTTTGGAAGACTCCGAAGACTCCGAAGGCTCCAGTATCTGTTCGTGCCCGTAGTCGTTCGGCGCGAGTTCAACAAGCAGTCAGCACGCCGATTCGTCGTCCTCAACCCAAGCGCCAGCGCGGAAAAATGCTGGACGCTGCTCAACTTGATGCTGACCAGAACTTCCGCCTAAAGCGTCTTGTGATGGATGAAAAGGCTCGCCTTGATGCTGACTGGCGCAAGCGCCTCGGTCTCGGAGCCAATGAGCCGGTTACAAGTCGGGCAATTAAGGATTACATCAAGCAGCGCGAGAACAATAAGCCCGGTGCGTATATTGGCGTGCTTAAGGCTAATGCCAATGACTGGGACGTACTGAACGACCTTGAACAGCAAATTAATAGGCGTCCACCTCGTGCCGCACTCAACCCTGACCATATCGACCTAATTAACAAGGTCGGACCCAAGCGTCGCCAGAAGTTTATTGATGGCGCTAATGCTTCAACCGCTGGTCGTATCAGGAGCAATCGTCCGACTCGTACTCCGAAGCCTCCGGTTTCGGATAGAAAACCGCGATTTACTCCCCCATCAAGTCAGTTCAACGCTCCTCCGCCTGGTATGAGTCCAAGCGAAGCGGTGAAACTCCGAAAGCACCCTGACTATATTTGGCGAGGGACTGTACGGAGTAATGCCCTCAAAAAATACCGTGATGGAACTGAAGAGTTTGTAGGCACTGGTTTATTCGATGTCTTTGATTGGCGTATTAATCAGCGAGAAGAGTTACAACGTGAAACTGTTCAAGTGCTTCAAACTGAAAAGTCAGAGGCGCGTCGCGCACAACTGCTGTATAGATACAATCAAGCAACCGATGAACTTGCCATATTGCGAGATGCGAAAAAGCGTCATTTAGCAATTCTTGACAAGAATCGGAGAGATGCCAATAAGGCTCCTTCTGCTCCAAAGGCACCGACACCGAAGCCAAACGCTCCGGCAAATCCTGAGCGTGTTGTCAAGCCCCAGCCTGACGCAAATACCCCTGAGGCGCAACCAGAATATGGCAACGCTCTAAATGTGCTCGTACCTGATACTCCTCGCAAGAGAGTGAAGCAGGTTCCAAAACTTGGTGAAGATGGAACACCAGATAACCCCATGCCAGTTGTAAGGCCACGACCAAATTCTAAGATTAAAAACTCTCAGGATGCCGTGAAATGGCTTAACGATGGCAACTCCATTGAAGACATTCCCCGTGACCTGTGGTGGGCTGCCCTCGTGGGGCATGTTTCCCCTAATAATAAGGGCAAAAAGCAGTACATGGAAGTTGTGAAAAACGGCGGAATTATTGGTGACACTAAGATTTTTGTTGCACTTGATGCCAAGGGTCAGCCAACTGGAATGGGCTTTGTCCTTAAGCATGATAAGGATGACGACAGAAATAATGTCAACGCAGTTCTTAACTTCCAGTTAGCAAATGCCCTTGGAATTAATGTTGACGCTGCCGGATTTGATGGTCCTGCTCGTGGTCGAAATGGTGTTCCGGCAGCAATTATTCCGTTTGCATGGAATCGCGCGCCTCAGGGACAAATCGTTGACCCTAAGGCTGCTGGGCTGAAAAACGGTGCTGGTTTTCCGAATTTCACGCCACAGCAGTTTGCAGGAGAGCCGGATAAGGCGCACCCTCAGCGACTCGCAGGTTTTTTGCTGAACTATATTCTTCAGGTTCCTGACCGACATGACCAAAACCACATGGGCGCAATGGTTGGTGGGAAACCGATGGTTATTCCTATTGACCTTGACTGGGGCGCTAGGCGCGCACAAAGCCCTATGGATTTAGGTGACTATCAGAGGGCATTCTGGGCAGATGGGACACTTCTCAGGTCAATGAATAGCCATCTCAAAAAACTGCCACAAGCAGAGCGCGCCAAGCAAATTGATGACATCATGAATGTTTATGATGGCATGATTGAGCGAGGGAGAGCAATTAAAGCCGGAGGGAGAGACGCATTCGTTAAGAATGCCATAGACAACCTTCCCGATTCGCAACTTCAGGTTTTTGGCGTAGCGGACGCTGTAAAGACACGCGCTGGGTCAGTATACGACCAACTTAGTTTGTCAATCGACAAACTAATTAACCAGCGAAACAAGTTTTTAGCGGGTCTAACGGCGGTATAGTTTTCATATTTGCTGAGGAGAATTGAATGAAGCAGTACATGGTTATTTACGGTCCGATTGGCATTAAAGCAGAAGACGCTATTCCGGTATCAGTTATTGCGGATGGGCGCACAATCGAAGTTACAGGTCCCAAAGATGCTGTTGATTATTGGTCCAATATTCTAGGTTGTTCTGTTGCTATTGCTTCAACAATTAAAAATAACTCCGTGTCATTTGATAGATGGGCGTCATCAAATTCAATGGTAGATACTCTAGTATTTGACGACGAAGAATATAATACTTACAGCGATAAGTTTAATGCTGTCAAGGGAATAACTCGCAGACTTCCAATTTTTGAAATTCAATTGGATAAAGATGGAACATACGGGGACTCGGACCTTAAATCTTTCTACAAGAAAGTTCAATCTCGAATGGATGCTTTAGACGCTATTTATAATGCATCTCAGGGAAATAAAGAGTAATGGCGACAAAGCCTAAGTCAACCCGTGAGCAAGCGCTGACTATTGCTCGCTATATCGGTTGCTCTGGCGCGCATCAGGACGACAAGGGGAATTGGTTGCCTTGCGCCGACTCAGAAACTATGACTCGGATTTCTGAAGAGGCATATGGGAAAAAGAGCGAAGGGAAGAAGCGACGGCGCAAGCGGCGCCTCTGGGAAGCAGAGAATGGCTATGAGCCTCTTGGTGAGCGTGGGATTACCAGCATTGACACTCTTCCTTCTGGTGGTCTGGTGGCAGGAAAGTCAGTAATCATTGGACGCGCCCTTCCTCGGCGCGGTGACCCCGATGTCTACGACGACCCAAATACTGCCCGACTTCGAGCCACGGCGCTTGGGTGTATTGGTATCGCTCGGCGTGTTACACCTGATAATGAGCGAGTCTGGACCCCGTGCACGAATGTTTCGGATTACCGGCGCCGAACTGGTCAGTCTGTCCTTGGACAACGAGATGAGATTCGTAAATTTGCAGAGCGCCTCCACGAAGTAGGCGGGCGTGGTTATACAGAACGTCGCCTGCGACGACGAGGCAAGCAGATTCCTTTTAACGAGATGCTTCTCAAGGAGGCTAAGCGGTCCTTTAGAAAGGCGCGCAAGGACCGCCTTGCAGCGACGCCATCTCTGCCTAAAGAGCGAATTCGTGGTTCTCAGAGAAATCCATCCGGCTCCGCATCATCGACTTCTAGTGCGTCCGACATTGTCATTGACCAATCCACTGAAACTGCTCTGACGAATAAGGTTCGTGAGCATAACGATGCAATGCGCAAGGCCAATAAGCCGTCGTGGTCATTGACGACTGTTGCAAAACTTAAGGCTGTGTACCGAAGAGGAGCCGGAGCATTTTCTGTTAGCCACCGACCCGGCATGACGCGTGGTCAGTGGGCAATGGGCAGAGTTAACGCCTTCCTCAAGATTCTTTCGTCAGGTAAACCGGCAAGTTCAAGGTATGTCGGAGATAATGACCTGTTGGCACGCGACCACCCATGGCGAAAAGGCGCCACTTCTTTATCTGATGCGGTTACAACAAAGTCTGGACTACGCACCATTGGAGAAATGGGTCGGCAACGATTCGCAAATGTTGTCGGCCGAAACGGTGAGCCTGTAGATGGTGATGGTGACGGATTCAGAACGAATCCGGCTACAGGCGAGGACAATGTGCCTGCTGTTCCGAAAACTATCTTGGACCTGTTTGCGCGCCTGAAAGACCCTGATGGCGGTTTTACGTTCTCGCTTGCTGGTAAAACGGACGTTAAATCTGGCTGGGCAATTGCTCGCAACAAGAACGGCATCAAGATTCCGGCAAACCGTGTATTTGATAAGGACGGCAATGTTACCGAAGAGGGCATTGATTATCTAGAAGCATTCCTTGAAATGCATAAAGAGAAGTTCCTCGCTAAGAAAAAGAATGGCAAACAAGTTGCTTTGGGTGCTTGGCATAACCCAGAAGACGGCATCATTTACTTCGATGTTTCGGATGTGTATGACAAGAAAATAATGAACTTGGAGCAGGCTAAGGCTGAGGCACTTCGTCAAAATCAGATTTCTCTTGCTGACCTAGATGTAATTACAAGGGCTAAAGAAGACGGCAACTGGGACGGAGCCTTCTACCCAGGTGGTGGTACGGGTAATGAAACGGTTCCGAACGGAATTTTCAATCCTTATTTGCAACATGTTAGGGCACAAAATAAGCCTGACGAGGTTAATGCTTATGTTCCAAATGCGGACCTTGTAGAACAGAACGTAGAACGCGAAGATTTAAATCAATGGATTAGAGCCTTAGATAATCCTAAATATGCTGAACGTCGAAAAAAGATTAGTGAGTTATTAAAAGAGGGATACACAGATATAGAAGTTGGAAAAAAACTTAAAGAAACTCAACAGGGTTTTATTGCCGCAATCCGTATGGTTGAAAAAATTCCTCATCCGCACCAAGAAACGAATAAACTTCCTTTATATGCTGCTAGGCGTATTAATGCATTAAAGCGTGATGAAATACTTGCTTATGTGCAGTCTGAAATTGATAAAGGTAATAAGTTAGAGTCTTTTGTATCAATTGCGCAACGTTTTGATATGCAGGTTGACGTGGTGGCTAGTCTACTTAAAAGCAAGTTCCCCGATGCATTTCCTAAGCGAGTACTAAAACCTAAGCCAAAAATAGCCAAACGGCGTGAGTTGGCTAAATTTATTGCTGGTGCGCGCGTTACAGATGAAATGTATCTCGGCGTTCAAAATAACATGATTGCTCTTTACAAGAGAGGATGGAACTTGGAGGAAATTGCTGCCAAACTAAATATTCCGGTCTCAGATATTCGTAACATTCGGAATCACGCAAATATTCGCGGACGTTGGCCTCAGAGACGGCCAATAGGGGCACTATCTGTTCCAGAACGGGAACAAATTGCAAAAAATCTTTTAGAAGATGGAATGACAATTGAAGAGTTTAGGAAAACTAGGAAGAGCAGTGCCATTTCGCTAGACCGCCTGCGTGAACTCGAACGAGAAGTGCGAAAAGCAAAGGCTAAAGACTAAATTGTGTAAAGCCTTACATAATATTACTATTGCAATTCTTTTATAACTGCTGTATCATTGATAGCGAGGAGGAATGATGAACGAGAAAAAGAATAAGAACACTTCAGTCGCTCAGATATCTATTGGCGAGGACTACTACAATATGGACCGCGCCGAACGACGCGCGTTCTTGCGCTCTATTCTTGAAGGCATGTCGCCGAATGAAGAGGTTCGGTCGCGAGCATCCAAAAAGAGCAGTTGAATAATTAAGTAATTGTTAGACGCTTCGTCACATAACTGACAAAAAGTGAAGTAGTTACACTACGGGTTTTATTTGGTCTGTTATCTTGAAACTAGACGCGGTAACTGGGTGCTTACCTGAGCCTTATCGGTCAGACAACCAACACCAAATCAACCCTCTCTACCAAGGAGTAGAAATGTCAGTAGACGAAAGCCGCCTCTCCGAATTGCAGTCCGCACTTCGGGCAAAGATGGCAGACAACAAGGCTATTGCCGATTCGTTCAAGATTGAAGACGGTGTCGTTCAGGTCTCCACCGACCAGAAGACCGCCTTCGACAAGAACATGTCCGACATCAAGGAAATCAAGAGCCTCATCGACGGAATTGAGTCGATGCGCGATGTTGAGCGTTGGGAGCGTCAGCCCGCTTCGGACTCGGTTGCAGCCGCAGCCGCAGCCGCTTCTGGCTTCACCTCTGGTCGCTCGGCGAAGTCGCTCGGCGAGATGTTCTTGGAGTCGCCCGAGTTCAAGTCGCTGAACGGTGGTCGCAATGGCGCCAACATGCCGTCGCCCTTCGTGCACAACGGAAGCGTCGCCAACCTCGGAATGAATGTCAAGGACATCTACTCGGCACTGCCCTCGGGCACGCCGGGTTCGTTCGGTAACGTTCAGCGTGACCCGATTGTGGTTCCGCCGATGCGTACCCGTCGCGTTCGTGACCTGTTCCCGACCCGCACCACGACTGCCGCTGTGATTGAGTACTTCCGAATGACCGGCTTCACGAACGCCGCTTCGACCGTCGCCGAGCGTGACGGTGGCTCGTTCGCCCAGAAGCCCCAGTCAGGATTCACCTTCCTCGGCGCTCAGGCTCCGGTCCGTACCCTCGCCCACTGGGAAGCCGCCCACCGGAACGTTCTCGCTGATGAGCCGCAGTTGCGCTCCATCATCGACAACGAACTGATGTACGGTCTCCGTCTTGCTGAAGACGACCAGATTCTCAACGGTGATGGCACTGGCGAGAACCTTGAGGGCGTGCTCCAGACCTCGGGCATCCAGACCTACGACTGGTCGGATGGCGAGACTGTTCCGGTTGCCGACACCAAGGCTGACGCACTTCGCCGTGCGGCTACCCTCTCGTTCCTTGCGTACTACGAGCCGACCGGCATCGTTATGCACCCGAACGACTGGGAAGACATCGAACTCACCAAGGACATCAACGGTCAGTACCTCGTTGCCGTCTCGGTGGCGCTCGGTGGCGAGCCGAAGTTGTGGCGTATCCCGGTCGTTGAGACTCCGGCAATCACCGAGGGCACTGCGCTCATCGGTGCGTTCGGAACCGGCGCCCAGTTGTACGACCGTGAGCAGGCGAGCATCCGAATCTCGGAACAGCATGCTGACTTCTTCGTGCGCAACGCCATCGTCATCTTGGCTGAGCAGCGCCTCGCCCTTGCGGTGAAGCGTCCGGAGGCGTTCGTGAAGGTCACGTTCGACATGGCTCCGAGTTGATTCAGTTCAACCTGAAGTGAGGGAAGCCCCCCGAAAGGGGGGCTTTTCCTTTTCTAGCGTGACAGTCTCGTTGTATAATTGGTTCATCATCTGAGGAGTTGAAATGACGGTCTCTCAAACAACGCGTCTTGCCCTCTACCGCTGGAGCGAAGACTCGGATTCATTTACTCGTTCACAAATGGACGATTCTCATGCGAATCTTGAAGCGCGTGTAGCACGGTTCATCTCTGGAACCGTTCTTCCCGCTGGCGCCGCTCAGTATGCGCGCACATTGTTTTATAAGACCGATACTCAGAAACTTTACTATTACAACGCTGAGGATAATACCGGTTCTTGGGTTGAGGTTATTGCTGACCTTCTAAGCGTTAATACGGTTAATGCTAAGGGTGACATTCTCGTCGGTACTGCTGATAACACTGTCAGCGTCCGGTCTGTCGGCACGAACGACCAGATTTTAATGGCTGACTCGGCTCAGGCAACTGGTTTGAAGTGGACGAAGACTCTGCCGACTTTTACCCTCACTACGCCAACGATTACCCAGCCGACTATTACGACCCCACTCCTTTCGCACCCACGAGAGACTTGGACAATTACTGGAACAACGCCCACCGGTACTCTTGATATTGACCTAGCAACGGATACCAACTGGTACTTCACGACGGCGGCTTCGGGTAACCCAACGCTTAACTTCCGAGGCAATAGTGGTACCTCTCTTGATTCATGGCTTCCAACTACATCGTCTGTAACTGTTGCCGTAGCAATCACTCAGGGGGCAACTGCTTACTACCCATCCACGATTAAAATTGACGGAACAACGGTAACGCCTAAGTGGCAAGGTGGCGTTGCTCCGACCGCTGGTAATGCAAATAGCATTGACCTATATATCTTTTCAATTGTAAAGGTTGATGGAACTCCGACCTATGCGGTCTTCGGGTCGCAGACAAGGTTTGCCTGAGTATGCCCTTACTTGGGTCAGCGTCCTCGTCTCGCTGGGCTGGTTTTACTAGTGAGACGTCTATGTATGCCACTGGTGGAGACTCAATCTACGAGTACTCGGAGGGTGGCTTTACCTATCGCGCCCATGTATTTCTCTCATCAGGGAACTTCGTCGTTACGCGCTCTACTCCTACTGCTCTTGTTGAGTTTCTCCTAGTTGCAGGAGGCGGAGGCGGCGGCTCAAACGGTGGCGGAGGTGGTGGAGGGGGCGCTCTTAGTGGGTCCTTCAACAATATTGCAATTGGTAGTTATCCGATAGTGATTGGTGCCGGAGGCGCTGCTAATTCTAACGGCTCTAACTCAACTTTTTATGGTTATACGTCAATTGGTGGAGGGTGTGGTGGGACCCCATATAACCCAGTAACAGGCGAAGCAACTTCTGGGCAATCTGGAGGCTCCGGTGGCGGTGGTGGAGGCACAAACGCAAATAAGACTCCTGGTGCAGGCGGTGCTAGAACTACTGGACAGGGCGTCGCTGGCTCGTCCGGCCTCACTGATGGAACAATTGCCTTCTCGGGTGGTGGATGCGGAAAGTATGGGTGTAGTGGCGGAGAAATAACTGGCGACTATGGAACTGGTGGAAATGGTGGTGCCTATAATCTCGTTTCGTATTTAGGTGGAGTAATTCGTACTGTCTCTAATGGGGGTCTTGGGTACAATAGAGGAACGCCCACTAACGGCACCGCTAATACAGGTAACGGCGGCGGTTATGGACAAAGTGGCGGTTCAGGAATTGCCATCATTCGCTATCAAATCACTGGTCAGCCGAATCCTGCCCTATCTCCCGTCGCTTCTGCCGACCAAGTTGCCTATACAACTCCAGGTACGTACTCGTGGACTTGTCCAACTGGAGTAACAAGCGTTTGTGTCGTCGCTGTTGGTGGAGGCGGAGGCGGACGTTCTACTGGCGGTTCTGGAGGTTCTGGTGGCGGAGGTGGAGGTCTCGGCTGGAAGAATAATATTTCTGTTACTCCCGGCCAGACGTATACAGTTGTCGTAGGCAGTGGTGGAACTGGTGGTAGTTCACCGGACCCTGGTGGGACTTCGTACTTCATTTCGACCGCTACTGTTCGGGGGTTTGGTGGCAGCGCTGGTTCAACTGCTGACGTGAGTGGCGGTTCCTATACTGGCGATGGTGGTGGCGCAGGTGGAATTGGCACTTACTATTCAACTGGTTCTGGCGGTGGTGGTGGCGGTGCGGGTGGTTATACCGGCAACGGTGGCAATGGTTATGGAACTAACTACACTTCAGTTGCTGGGTCTGGTGGCGGAGGTGCCGGAGGTGCTTCAACCGGTGGCACCGTGGTCTCAGACGGTGGTGGTGGTGGCGTTGGCATTCTTGGCTCTGGTACAAGCGGTTCCAGTTATGGTCAGGGTGGCTCTGGTGGACAAAGCAGTAGCGAAGTGGGTCTCGGCAATGGAGGTCGCTACGGTGGTGGTGGTTCTGGCAACGACACCTCATATTCGGCAGGTTCGCAGAATGGCGGCAATGGAGCCGTAAGAATCATCTGGGGCGATGGACGAGCATTCCCATCGACGGATACGACGGACGTATGAGATAGCCATGGCACACTTTGCAAAAGTAAATTCGGAAAATACAGTTGAACAAGTTATTACAATTCCTGATTCTGAGGAATCTAACGGTCAGGCATTTATCAATAACTCATTAGGACTAGATGGTCGCTGGATTCAATGCTCCTATAATGAGTCCATTAGAGATGTATTTCCAAGTGCTGGATATCTTTATATTGAGTCGCTAGATATTTTTGTTGAACCAGCACCTAAGCCGTGGTTTATTTTGGACGATAACGGCTATTGGGTTTGTCCAATTGGATTAACACCAGAAACGGGTGAGCCATTAACTGAAAGGCAGTGGCATTTTCTTGCTGTTGTATATGCTATTAAACCAACATTCCCCACTGATTTAGGTCCGTGGACCCCACGAAACGAGAAGCAATATGAAGAAGGGCTACAGAGAGCAAATCTCTCCAATTAATTATTTCCCCGACGACCCCTCTAAGGAAGTTAAGCGGGTTACGTTTTTGAACGACACGGAGGATGTTGGTTTTCTTGACCTCTTCCTCACCGAAGACACTATGTACATCCTTTACCTTGAGGTTAAGGAGAAGTATCGCGGGCAACGCTTTTTTGAATACATGCGCCCTGACAAGGAAGAGACTAAGGCGAAGTTCGTTCGTGAAAAGACTGTTTGGCTTAACATCAATCCGACGATTGTTGAAAATGTCCCTGTTTACCTTGAATACAGACGCAAACTCGTCGCTGATGGCAAACTGCCTGCCTCAATGATTTATATGAATGGCTCCAAGTTCGGGATGGAGCAGACTTAGTTCATAGCCTTATTGCCACTAGCCATTATTTGGATATTTTACAATTAGTAGGTGGCGTATAAACTTAGACGAGCAATATCCTTTCTTCCGCTTATATTGTTCTTCTTCATACTGCCCCTGAATCGGGCAACTGCCGAACCAGTTGACTATCTAGTTAACGGTTCATTTTCAGCCAATCAAGGGGGCTGGACCGGAGCAAATGGTGGAGCGTCATGCAATGCTGGTCAGCCATCACTTGGGGAATGGTATGCCGACAGTTTGGCGTTTTCTTACGAAATGGCGACAGTTAGTCAAGACGTCGTCATTCCTAGTGCGGGAGTGGTCACTCTTTCATTTACTGGAATGCTGAGTGAGGGCGGTGGTCAATATTCAGCATCCCTTGAGGATGATGACGAAACAATCTCTACAGGGACGATAACCGAAGCAAGTTCGACCGAACACTCCCTCTCCATAACGACTCAATCCGATGACGAGACTGTAACCGTCAGTTTCTCGGGTATTGATTCGCTCTGGTGGGCTGGATGTTATGGACCAGTAATCAGCGGTGCGTCTCTTGTTGCCGAAGAACCACCGCCGGTTGAAACAACCACGACTACGACTGAGCCTCCTGCTCCAGAGGGCGGACTCGCTACCACTATCTATACGGTCACAAATATTCCCCCTACCATCTCAGACAGTGCGTATCAGCAGTGCGGTGAAACTTGGTACGAGAATATTTATCAAACCTGGGATAGCCCTGAGTTGCATGTCGGAACCTGTGGGTGGGACCATTTCATGGCGCACTATCAGGGATTTATCAATATTCCTGAGCACAACACCATTGAGTTCGTTGTCTATTCAGACGATGGAAGTCAAGTAGAGATTGACGGTCAAGCGCCATTTGGCTTGTGGACTGATAAGGGCTGTTCCCCCTCTTTCAGTGGA